AACCGTGTGTTACACCTGAAATGATATCTGGAATCATTCGTAAAATGTTTGAAACAAATGCTGAAATGGTTCAGTGTTGTTATCCATTAACCGATGAAGAAAGAAGTAATGTAAACGTAGTTAAGGCTGTTATCAGCAATGGGAAAATTGTTTACTTAACACGAACACCTGACCGTGAATTAATTGATAGTCCTAATCTTGTTGGTATTAATGGCTTATATGCATATGATCTTGGTACAATTATGCATTTTCCAGAATATGATCAAGAATTAGTATATGCACATAAAGGACTAGACACATTAGCATTCATAGGAATGGTTGATGTTATACCATATATGATTAATGAACGTACACCTGCGGTTGATGTACCAGACGATATAAAATTAGTGGAGGAATACCTTGATAGATCTTAATCTTATTAAAAAAATATCTCATTCACCAAAGATTGCTATTGTAGGCAATGGCGGAAACCTTGCTATTGCTCAACACGCTGCATCTGATATGACAAGGCATCTTGGCAAACATTGCTTTGCACCTGATGCTATTCACCTAACCGCCTTGGGTGGTGATGAGGGTTGGCATAAAAGATGGATATATGAATACGGAACTTTTGCTGACTGTATCATCGGTATTACAACAAGAGCAAACTCTCCTATTGTCGAAGGACTTGTTAATGTCGGCGGGCTATTACCTCATAAGATTGTAATAGCCCCTATGGACATTCCTGAATTAGATACAATTGTTTTAAATCAAAAAACCTACCATGAATTTGAGTGCGAAGCATTACTTACACTCTATAAGATTATGGAACAATGCGGTGTGGTGTTACCGAGATTTAAAACCGTATCTTGATACCTGCTGAGAAATAATTGCTTGAATTATCTTCATCCAAAGTTCTATTATAATCTACACCGACAATAGCATATTCATTTATTTCTTGTTCAAAACCAATTCTTATATTAGTGGCATCATTGTCGCCAATGTTTTTACTAAATGTAGCGGTAATTGGTCCTTCATCAATATTGAAACCTATTGTACCATATCTGTATGTAGCGTCTGCTTCATCATGAGTTAAAACAGCTTGAACATCTCCGGTTTCAGTCCATCCATCAGTGCTTGATTTTCCGATAGTTAATCCACCGAAAGGTCTAACAGAACCAGTTGATTTTTCAATTGTTAGCCCAGCAGAAACGTCAGAAGCTGATGTTTCACCTGCCGCAGAAAAAGTACCGATTGTTCTTGAATATTCAATATCAGATTTAGCCATGTTTACTCGTCCTACGACGGTAATGTCTTTATCTTCTATTGCCTTTCCTAATTCAGCAGACACAGCGTTTGTTATTATTTCACCATCGCCGCCTTCTGACATTTCAGTATCAATTCTATTAATACCTAGGCTTAGTCTTAACGCATCGTCGGTTACAAGTGTGTGACCAAGACCAACCACCGTTGATGTTGCTTCGTAGTTATCACCCATCGAATGGTTAATGCGACCTACTGATACGCCATCAGCTATATTTAAATTGCGATGAGTATTTAATCCGATTAATTGCGATGCTTGATCCATACGTCCAACGAATGAACCTGGATCAGTTACAGTTACAACAGCATCATTACGAACAACTGTAGTTGATGTTGGAGTACCGTCTGTAACAACTTCGCTGCCGTCACTCATAGTATCAGTAGTTCTAACAAAGCTTGTGGTTGTTACATCCATCGGTGTTGTTACAGTCGTAGTAGTTTCACGGTCAATAGTTTGAACACCGTCAGCTGTAGATGAGTCATGCGTTGTGATTGCACCAGTTAAAACAGGTAGTGTTGTGCTTATTGCTTCTGATGTTGAAGTAATAGTTTCGGTTGCGGTACTTACAACTGTTGGTGCTCCGCCGCTTTCGGCAGCATCTGTTGCTGATCCAACATCATCAAGTGACCACCCTGTAGGTAATTCGCCAGGAGTACCACCGCCTGCTCCACCATCTACTGCATCATCAAGTGCATCAAACGCTGATGGGCCGAAGATATAAGCATATTTTGCTGTAAGAATGTCGCCTGTTGATACACCAGTCCAAGACCAACTAATACCAATAGTATCATCTGAATTGCCGTAATTGACAGCATTGCCTTCGGCATCTGTATAACTTGTTCCGTTATATCCATCTGCTTCTGATGACCAACCATTGACGCCTGCAGTAGTGTTTGTATCCGTTGAATAAACACCTAATGCATACTTTGAAACAGTTGCTTCTGAAAAGGCAATGTTTGTATCAGGAACACCTGAATACCCAAGTACGTTATCTGTTGATGAACTATCTCCCGGCATACCTTGTGAGTCTGGGTCAATAAATTTACCATATGCTACAGTATCAGCATCAGAACCTGCGGTAATTTTTGTTTCAACATCAATGTATGGTTTATTATCTTCTAATGTAAATGTATTTTCAACATTCCATGTACCGCCATCAACATCAACATCACCACTCCAAGTCATGCTGTCTGTGCCGTCTGTTAAACCGTCAGAGTCAACGATAGTTTTTGAGCCTGTATTATTATTTGCTTTATTTGTGCCATCTACCTTTAGTGCTTGTCCGTCAAACGGCGAGCCAGGCGTCAGATAATCATAACTAGAATTAAATGTACCCGAACCTTCAGGATCAAATAACAGGCCCGGTGATGTACTTCCGCCAGAGCCAAATGTGCCTGAGTCTTTATTAATGCCAGCTTTAACCCATTGGTTCTCAAGTAAACCGTGAGATGATGTTTGTAAACTCGAAGTATCAGCAATAGCCCAGCTTGGTATGACTAATGCAGTTGTTAATAGTAAATGTTTCATTGCTTCTCCCGTGGATTTAGTATAAATTCTATTCCTAATACAATTCCTCCTCGAGCTGCAGAGCCGTCGGATTCAAATGCCGTAGTCCCAAATAATCTTATATTATCCACGTAATCGTAGGTTACCCTACCATAAGGAGCTATTGGATGTGGCCTATAGCCTGTAGCCACACCTCCTTCTATTGCAATATCACCATAACTATATTTTATTCCTGAGTATACACTCAATTTTTCGACGCTGTTATAATATGCGCCTGCGATATATTTATCATTAGTTAATCTTATATGAGGATGAATTTCATTATAATCTTGAGAAAGACCCAAATGTGTTGACAAAGCCAAACTTAAAATTAAATCCATTACTCAGCCTGCTCAATATGTGTATCAATTTGGGTTGTTATTTTGTTTGCTGCCCACCAACCGAATGCTGTAAAAAATCCTGCTATGAAAAACGCGACGACTGTATCCATTACTTCTCCTAGTTGTGTTGCTCGACACTTACGACACATCCATTTGGATCATTACATACACCACTTAAAGAAAATGATTTAGCAGAAGTGTCGGTTTGTTGGCTAAGTGTTACATTATAGGCAGGACCATATATGCTTTCTACTGAAATGGTTGCTGACGCTGAATTTGTTCCACGTTGGTTTACATCAATTACGTTATAGTTGCCAGAAACTTCAATGGTTGCAGTTTTTTGTCCGCCATCACCACGCTGATAAGTTGTAACATCATTACCATCACCAGAAATATCAAGGTCCAATGTATGCTTTTGATTTCCTTTTTGTGTCATTCCAACATCATTGCTATCACCGGTAATTTCTGCGGTTAATTCATGCCTACCATAAGTTTGATTAATTTGTCCTTGATCAGTTTGTCCGGCCTTAATATCATTATAATCACCAGTAATGGTAACCGTTGCAGTGTGGTCACCGCCTTCTGACAAGTCAGTTGTACCATCAGGATGCTTACCTTGCCACACCACCAGGTCATTATTATTACCTGTTACCATTGCAGTAATCATTCCGCTGTCACCACCGCCACCTTGATAAAAATCTATGTTATTGTTATCACCATCTAACATTCCTGCGATACCATGATACTGTCCTATTTGTACCATATCAACCGTATTGTTGTCACCTTCAATACCTTTAGTCTGTCCACTTACACCAGTTATATAATTCTGACTGCCATCTTGGGTGATAGTTAACGTAAAGTCGTCACCTGTTTGATACATATAAACTTCATTTGGTCCACTATTTGATTTGGATGATGTCAATATTATTATTACCAACGCCAAGACGGTAATCCCAAACATACTCGTCCTGTTGTTGGATATTAATCGTATATCCATATTGCTGCTCCACATATATTCTTAGGTGGTGATAATAACCACTATCGTCTCTTTCAAAAATCCAACTAGGATCTTCTCTGTTTAAAGTAATTCTTGTTACAGGATCATAACCTTCTTCTCTGAAATTAAAGAACTCGGCATTCTGTGCATCTAATTCACCCATAAGTCTTCGCATTAAAGCAATGTTTAATTGTTCAACCATGTCGTGTAGTAGTTCACCGAGATAATAATCACTATCTCTTAAATCAAACTCTGTTAACCATATGTCTTTAATACTATCGGATAAAATATCAACATCCAAACCGTCAAAATTTAAGAAATCTATATCTAGGAAATCCGTCATTTGTTCTAATGGTTGCCCATCTTCTTCAAATAAAGGTTTTTTCTTTCTTAAAATCAAAAGGTTTGTTATGTCACTTTCATTAAGCGCCAATAATAATGGCTTAGTTGGTTTTGTCCATCTGCTTTTTACTATTGTTGCCTGAAATGCTTTATTCATAATAACAAACCCGGTGTCAGACTCAACTGAAATTTCACCGGTCACGCAATTGGTTTTTCCGAGGGAGTCGATGGAACACGATGGTAATAATGTCACCATCGTGCCACCTATTTCATCAACCACCATAACGAAATCAGTACCACGTACACCTATCGTTGCTGACGGTGTTTTGATGCTGACGTTTCTTCTGCTGTTCTTTGCAATTGCTCCAGACGCATAGCGTACTGTTCCCAATGTCGCACGTAATCCCAGCTTACCAGTCCCAGCATTTGGGTCATAAACGAAATCATCAATTACTAACCTTGCGTGTTCGGTAATATCGACTCTCGTATCATCAATAAAGTCGATTCGCATTCGGCCTTTTGCTGTGACGGCGGTATCCATGGGTTGCACCCCAACACCTTGGCCACCATCAATAACATCTCTCCCACGCTCAATGACTCCTGATCCTGAAAATTCACCGATTGCCCCCGCATCTTCATCTACAGCGCCAAAGCATAAGCTCGGTATCAGCAGAATGGCAATGAAGCCAATAGTATGAAATTTCATTAATCAGATTGTGTAATTTGAACATTTGCTGAATCTCCACTGAAAGTTGCGTTTACGAGATTATCGTAAATACCGCTTTGAACAATAATAAAATCTCCGCCGCCACCAGTAACTGTAAGATCTACTTCATGCCCATTAACATCACCATCTCCTGTGCTGTCAATAGCAATCAAGTTACCGGCACTATCAGCATTAACATCGTAAGTTAAATGTGTACGATCTGTACCTGCTGTAAGTAATGTTGCGCTTGAATTAACATTAACATCAAAATTCTGATTTGTGCCATCAGCATCAAGATAAAATGCGTTACCATCACCTGTAACAGTAAAGTCAGCAACTAAACTATCGGCATCTGCTGTTTCACCAATGTAAATCTTAAAGTCAGAATCATCACCTATAACAGTAACATCAACCTGAACTGTTTCACAATTCAAACCTGATGCGGAATCACAAGTCATATCAACAGTGTTATCGTCACCTGTAAATGCCCAAGTACCTGTGTAGTTGTTACCATCAATGATAACGTCAATCTTGTTAAAATCACCTGTTTGGGTGATATTAAAAGTCATTGTATCACCCGTCAAAGTTGCATCAGTGGTACTATCACCGAATTCGTTATCTTGCCCATCTTGTGTTATGTCTAAATCTAAATTGTCACCGCTTTGTGTAATGTAGATATCGTTGGCATAGGCTGCAGAACCAAACATCATCATAATCAAAAATATGAAATGCTTCATTTCTATCCTCTTATCTCTTTTATTTTATACGACCATAATCCCTTATCGACCCCGTCTTTAACCAATTCTATCACACCCTGTTCTATTGCAGCCCTTACTGCATAGTTCACAGGTTCATTTACGGAATACCCATTTTCAACCTCAATATTTTCTTGTCCTAAATCAATAAATTTAAATACATCGGTTGAAGATCTGTAACTTGCAATTGATTTCTCAGTTGCGATACTCATTAACACCTTTCCTGAATTAACACTCACAAGTCTCATAACAACTGTTACTGTATCAACTCTATATTCTGTTGAGGCTCCGACTCCTAGGAATCTTGCACCTACTCCACCGGCCGCGGTATCGGAGTCATAACCTACAACACCACCTTCAAGTAATAAGCCGGCAAATAACATTGGCTGTAAAGGTGTCGGGCCTTTTTCTTTTTCTTTTTCATATACTTCACGCGTTTGGCGAATAAGCTGTCTTTCTTTAATTAGATTATCAATGCCAACTCTTTCAACTACCTCAAACCATGTTTGATTGCCCACATCTTGTAATGCTTTAATTACCCAAACCTCAGCACCTTGAGTTACGGCACTTGATAATGATGAGTTGGAACTCGTCTTTCTTTGACCTGTCTTATCGGCAAATTCATAAACTGCAATTGTAATCTTTGGACCTGACAGTTCAGGAACGGCGAGTAATCTATCATCAATAGGACTTCCTGATAATGTTGGAGATTTATCAAGGTCACCTAAAACTTTCAAACTTCCGGGTGTTGCGCAGGCACTTAAAAAGAATATTAGTATGAAGGGTAAAAATCTCATTTAGAAATTAAACTCCCCAGCACCTGGTATTGTGATTTCAGTAGTACTACCATCTGCTTCGGTAATCGTTAATGTGATAGAACCTGTTACCGGGTCTCTTAACCAAGCAATCGTATTATCTTCAAGGTCAGTTGAACCGCTGTTGGAACAACTGTCGCCACAATCGGCAAACATAGCATCAACCATTTGTTTGGATAACGTAGCGTAAATTCTTGACTCTACGTTGCGAAGGAATTTGGCTAAAGTAGTATTTTCTGCTTCTCGCTCAAGTTCATCGGCAATACGTTGTTGCTCGTCTTTATAATCTTGTTTTCTGTTGTGAGAAAGTTGTTCAACCGACAAAACGTGAGTTGAATATCCATTACCATAATGAAAAGCGGGAGATTTAAATCCCCAAACTAATTCACTTGCTATTACCTGTGCCGGCATCATCACCGCCACTATTGTTAATATTTTCTTCATCTACAACCCCAGTTGAATTAAACGCTTTACTACCTGCCTGATATTCGGCAACCAACCTATGCAACTCATCTTGTCGCTTAGGATTTAGTTTTGACCTATATTCAAGTACCATAGATAACTTGCTATTAAGTCTAATCATATCATTATCAAGCATACGTACACGATCTACTAATTTAATCAAAGTAAACATCGCTTCACCTAGGACCGGATCAATTACTTCCGTAACCCATTTCCATATAAAAAATATAAAATAGCCCATTCCAAAAGCCGCAACTATAGGAAATCCATATTCACTTATGGCTCCTGCAATGTCAAATTCCATATTATTCCTCGTTAATGTTTCCGTGATGCATCAACCAACCATCTTCATTAACTATAAACTTATCGCCTGGTTTGTATAGATAATATTCTTTATCCGTACCGTCTTTTAGTTTTCCCATAACCTCTCCGGGCCAGTCACCTTTTATTTCAAAGTTTTTTCCAGCTTGATTAATCGCATATTCCATCCACATCATAGCGGCGGTCCTTCTTCAATTAACTCGAAGTAACCGTTTGGGCCAACTCGATAAATGTCACCGATATTTAGTTTCACGTCGTCAATAACAAAAAATTTATCATCGTCGTTATTGAGAATGCGAAAACCATTTTTAAATTTCATTAATAGTAAATCTTTCCAAAGCATTAATCTCTCCTTGCATCATCCTTGCCTTCATTTGCAGCTATGCGGTCAATGTTTGGTTTAACATTTAGAGCATAACTTAAAAGGGCATCAATTTTCACTAAATCGTTATTCATAGTCTGAACTCGGTTGTCCAAACCCGTCATAATATTTTTGAGGGAATTTACAGTGTCAGTAACGCTTGCAAGGATAAACTTAAGTGTGATAAATACAAATACACCGGCAGCTAGGGCACCAGCAATAGGGAAACCTACATCACCAACAAGCGTTAAAAAATCCATAATTAATACTCCTCTACGGTTATTTATAAGGCAAAAGTTGTTGACAAAGTAAATAAAGTTTGATATAGTAGATACAGATGAATAAGGAATTGGATATGGTTACAAAATATGGCGGCCCACCTCTTGAACAAATGTATGATTGGGCACTTGAATACTTGAAAGATGACTACAGACGTGATGACATTACTTTAGAATCAGCACTTGATGATATTATGGATTCTATGGGTGTACTATATTTCATCATGGCAGCTGAGGAGAAGTTCTTTCCTGACGTTGATATTGATAACTATGCGGTTAGATTGTGGATTGATAGTGAACCGACTATCGGCCATATCATTGCTGCTTGTATTGAGCACGTCGAAGAACGGTTTGAACTTAATAAATAATACCTGAGCAACTTATATTATAATTCTTTGAGCTCTTAAATCATAAAAGGAATCAAAGAATGTATGAATATAAAGCACACGTAACTAAAATCGTGGACGGTGATACAGTGGATGTAGACATTGATCTAGGATTTGGTATTTGGATGAAAGATGAGCGAGTACGTATTATGGGTATTGATACTCCTGAGTCACGCACATCCGATAAGGTTGAAAAGGTATTTGGATTAGCCGCAAAGAATAGACTAAAAGGCATCCTTGGCAAAACAACTACACTTAAAACATTTGCTGCAAAAGACGGTGAAGATATGAAGGGTAAGTTTGGTCGTATCCTCGGTGATTTTATTGCTGAAGATGGTCGTATGGTAACTGCTATTATGATTAGTGAAGGTCATGCTGTACCATATACAGGTGGATCAAAAGATGACACACAAGCAGCTCATAACACAAACCGAGCACGTCTGTTATCTGAAGGTGTTGTATCACAAGAGGAAGTTGATAAAGCAGCCGCTAAAATGAAAAAATAAAGGATATTATATTATGAAAGATAAACGGATTAAATTTTCAGTTGATGAGTTTTTATCCGATGCAAGTGAATATCCGAAACCTGCAGTCAAAACAATACCAAGTTGGTTTAAAAAGATATCTCCTGTTATAGAAGGAGTACAAATTGGGTCCGTCAAAAAATGTATTCCGTTTCTTGACGCAATGACTGCAGGTTATACCATTACTGCACACTGTGATCTTATGCTTGTCGGTTCTATTGAAAATGATAAACCCAAATGGGAAGCCTCATGGTCAAATGACGGTTTGGAAAATTTAATTACCGACCACAATACTAATCAAGTTAACGGCCATCCGTATTTCACTGAACCTGCAATGGTACTCAAATACAATCAACATTTTATAATTGAAACACCACCAGGTTATAGTTGTTTATTTACACCAATGTTAAATGATCCTACGTTACAATTAAGTGGTGTTTATTTCCAAACAGCAATTGTTGATACCGATGAGTATAAAAACAATCAAGTTAACTTGCCATTCTTTTTTAGAAACTTTACAGGTCGACCTGTTATAATTAAAAAAGGAACACCACTTGTACAAGTTATTCCTTTTAAAAGAGAATCATGGAAATCTGAACAACATCATATAGACCAATCCGCACATAAAAAGTTTGTTAATAAACTAGCAACAATGTGGGTAGATCGGTACAAAAAAATGTTTTGGAAACAAAAAAACTTCAAATAACTATTGACATTTACTATAGAATCAGTTATATTGTTTATATAAGGAATGAGGAATAGGCCACGACGCTATCACCTTCGGGTAAAAAAGCATGACGGTAACGAACTCATTCTTTATTAGGCACACGGGGAAAGCCTGACAATCACGTCGAACGTACCCAAGCAAACCCTATATGTGGTTCGAGGCGCGTCGGACATATAGGTCGGTAAAAAGAACTGGTACCGTAAAAAAACCCAGTCGGTTGTTGCATACGTAAAATGCAAATAAGGGGAGGGGCACTGCAGAAAGTCCCTCCCACGAAAACTTCTTAATACTGCATAGTACGAGCAAAGAAACGTAACAGGTAGGTAGGTGCTAGCAACCGAACCCGTAAAATCCTGGTGAGGGACTAAGTTAAGACTACTATTCAGTATTAAGGAGTTTGATAGGGTGTAGTATAATGGCAGTACAACGGATTCCAAACCCGTTGGTGTGGGTTCGATTCCTACCACCCTTGCCAAATAAAAAGGATATATTATGCGTAGAGGAAACAAACCTGAAGCAGAAAACTATATAAAGGTAAGGTTAGAGTTTCTTCGCGAAGAAAAGAAAAAGAATGATGATAAAACTGCTCATTTAGTTTTAGATAAATCAATATATGAGTTGAGCATTGTTCTTGATCTTATAACAAGAAACGGAGATTAGCGCAGTTTGGTAGCGCATCTGGTTTGGGACCAGAGGGTCGCAGGTTCAAATCCTGCATCTCCGACCAAAGGAATTCTGGTGACGTGAAAACCAGATAGGTAGGGACAGCCTGGGAGAGGTGTAACACACAGCCCGAAGTCCACATACAAGACCCGAGTAATAGGGAGGTTATTAAGTTAGCCTCCCTATTTTTGTTTTACTTACTACTGTATGCGTTAGCACCAAAGAAAACAGAAACAAGTGCAGAAATTGCAACAAAATATGTCGGTGCAATATCTCCAATTAATCCTGATGCTTCATCTAATCCTAACCATGATGTTATAGCAATACCTACTGGGTACAATAACATTCCAAACAATGCAAACCAAGTCATTTTACGCATTGCATCTCGTTGAGCATCTTGATCTTCAAGGCGCTTGCGTTTAAATTCCAACTCCATACTCAGCTCTTCTGCCGAGATATGACCGTCATTATTTGTGTCGAGTGCAGCTGCTGCTTCAGCATCAACTGTTATTTCTTTCTTTGCCATAGTTTTCATCTCCACTCCAAAGGCGTTGACATAAGCCATATAATAGCTCCTGTGAAAAAATCAGTAACATAGCAAATAACTCACTGAGAATATTTATAAATAAAACTAATAAGATTGCTAATAGTCAAAGGAGATGAAGATGGCGATTCAAGTAGCAGGCACCGAAGTAATTGATAATGCGTTACAGTTAAAAAACGTGGCAAGCACAGATACAACAACTGATACCGCGATTAATAACTCAATTAAAAACCAAGCAAATGTTCTAACAGTTTATAATGCGGCAGGCACAATTATTGCTGCGTATTATTGCGCCTTATAAAAGGACAATAAAATGACAGCAAGGTTACCATTATATTGGGATGAAGCAAATTCCAATACTGCAGTGACAAGACTTACTGAAATGTCAAGTACAGATCTGCAAGCCATATTTCAAAATGCAGCACACCTATTAGCAAACGATGAAGTAGTTACAGTTTCTCGTGTTGCAAGTGGTGGTAATATGGGTAGTATGATTGATACTCGTAGGACAGCTGGAGCGGCAACAGAAAACGGTCCTTCTACTGTTGCTAACTATGCATCTGAGGCAGCCACACCTGATACAGGTAGTGAAGAAGTTACCTATACTACATTACAAGTTGATTATACTTTAGCAGCAGCACCTACGTATACTGATGAAAACCTTGCGTTTCCTGTATATGCAGTTGGGACAGGATCACTCGGAATTAGAGCAATGACCAAAGCTGATTTTAGAGATACGTTTATTATTCCTACAATTGATGCACTTGTTTCTTCAGGTGAAACCGCGGACCAAGGTGGTACATATTTTATTGCGGCAACAAATAGTGTTACAGGTGCAACACTCCAAAATGCCAACCCCGTGTTTATTGATAGGCGTGCTGATTCTGCAGTTTATACGTCAGGTGGTATTCCTGAGAATGAAGATCAGCCAATCATTGTTAATCAGTATTACTTACATAAAGTTAATACGTCGGCGGTAGCATATGAACCACCTTTTTATATTGACACAAATGGAGATATTAGACAATATACTGTTGCGGCATTTGATGCTTTAATTCTCGGTGAGTTAAAACACATTGCGTCTGATTCTACAGGAAATGAAATTCAATATAGCCTTACAAGTAGTTCAAGTCCTCTTACACTCAAAGGTACATTGATGAATGACACGATTCTTGACGGAACATCAGCAGCAGGTTATACAACAAGACAAGTTGGAACAACAGGTAATGACTTATATCGTACTCAAGAATTCCCGGTTGGTTCACCGACAAATCTAATTTCATATGGTCTTCGTATTAGAAAAATATAAATAAATTCATAGGAGGCAAGGATGCCATTAAAAGTAGGAACTAGCATAGTTATTGATGATACTCGGCATTTAGAAAACATTGCCGATATTGACGCAGGAACGTCTACCATCATTAACCAAAAAATTACAACCGCGACAATTAACTCTGGTGTGGTTGCCAAGGATCACAAGTTTGAAGTTAAAGCTTCAGACGGTACCGTTCTTAAAACATTTTACTGTGGAAGTGATGATTAATGACCGCACGCACAGCAGCCTATGTTTCAGTTGACACTAACGGTGTGTTATCGTTTCGAGAATCACCATCCCTAGAACAATCGTTTTGGCGACGTGAAGCAGCACGGCAATATGCACTAAACCCCGCAGTTGAGTTATATGTATTAAACCCGTTTACACAGTTTGCTAATGATCCTGATATTATTGGTACTATTACGGATACACGTTATAAAGCAGGCGAAGATACCACCGACATAACAAATTTTGACACTCCTGCGGAAACACCTGACATTGAATTAGTTACAACACCTTGGCGTGGTATTAAACAAAGATTTAATTCTATAACTGAGCCAACATATCCAATATCAGAAGAAACACACCGATATCCGTTATACGTTGATAGTGATGCTAATTTGCGTTCTATGTCTCGTGAGGATTTCCGTGACACATACATTTATCCTACGATTAACGAAATGGCATTCCAAGCTGTTGGCGATAATCAGCAAGGCACATATAAAATTGGTACAGGTGCTGAATCTGGTTTTACTCAAGTAGGAACACGTTCAGTTTTCCAAGATTCAAAATATGATATAACTGGCGGTTATGATGTCACACCTGGAGATCAGATTGGCGAACCTTTTTATGACCGTGACATTTATTTTATTGTAAACACTTATTATCTATACATAAAGAATGCCGTTAGCGAAATTAATGTCTCGAGTGATGGGACAGAATTTGGTGTAAAAATTCCATGTTACGCCGCCGCCGATGGATCAGTGCAAACATATACGTTGGAAGAATTCCAAGATATGCTTTCATATGAAATCAACCTTGTTGCTCGTACTGTTGATGGTTATAAGATCACATATGAAATCACTGACTCGACATATACAGGTGATGGGCTGCAACGTGGTACGGGTATGGCGGATACATATCTATCAGGTGAATCAGATGACGGTTACCAAACAAGATTTGTCAATACCGATGATTATCGTACTCAAGAATTTCCAAGCGGTGTAACACAAACAAGAGAAACATATTATTTAAGAATTGTAAAATCATAAGAAAGTGAATATATTATGGCAGTATTTAGCAAACGCATAGTTACAGCGTATTATATCAGTAACAACTACGATACTATTTTTGTCAAATGGCTTGACGATGATGGCAAAGAGCACGTATTCCACCTTCCCGCAGATGATACCGATAATCCTGATTATATTGATCTGGTTGAAGAAGGATGGACAAAAGATAGACTCCTCGATTCAACTGCAGAATATAAACAGAGAACAAGTAGAGAATTTGCAACATTTGTTAATGCCCAGGCAAAGCATTTAATTATTAGTCAAAGTATGAAGGCTGAGAAAAAACTCAAAACAATGGGTCTTGATAAGTATGAAGCTATTATGGATAACAATACAAGTAAAGAAGAAATATTTAAAGTTAAATTATGGGCGTTGGAATTGCCTTTTATTAAAGACAGTGATTCAAAATTAAAACGAGATATTCGTAAAAGTAAAACAATTTTGAGCACGTTAGGTATAATCCAACAAGCTATTGATGAGGGTGATGAAGATGTCAGTGTTTAGTGGTAAGGTAATTGAAGCACATTATATAGATGAAGGTTATAATACAATTGAGATTATATTCGAGGATGGCGACACTAAAGTTGCTCACGTTATTGAAAACAATCCCGATAGCGCAGATTATAAAGCATTGATTGAAGAAGGATGGGATGAAGAATCAATTCTTGATGACACGGTAGAATTTAAACGTCGTTATTCTCGTGAGTTCAATACACGTGTTAATATGAGGGCAAGGGAGATCCTTGGTATTGAAGAACTTGAAAAAGAAAAGGCACGTGTACTTAAAGATCTACATACAAAACGTGTGGACCTTGAGAAAACAAAAGATGACTTGACAACGTTGGACCAAGCATTTAAAATGAAAACGAATAAGGTTGATAATGTTGCGTTTGAATATATCCTTGATAACAATACTAATAAAGAAGCAGTATTTAAATTTAAACTATGGTCATTAGAACAAGATATAATTAAAAAGGCACCAAAAGAAATCAAATCTAAAATCCGACGCTCAACTAAAATTACTGAGGCAATCTCTATTATCAACACAGTATTGGATTAATTATTATGAAATGTATGGTACCTGAAACTGGATTGACAATCAATCCTATTGGAGAAATTGTCTTATGCTGTGCCGGTGATAACACTGCGGTATCACATATTAAAGATGTTCCTGATTTAACTGAGTTCTTTAACGGTGATATATACAACCAAATCCGTGCAGATTTTAAAGAAAAGAAATTCCCGCCTCAATGTGATGTCTGTTGGCGCCATTGGGATGCAGGGCGCCTTGCTCGGTTTGATACTTACAACCGTTTTAAATTTCCAACATATGAAGAAGACGTTGCCGCTGAGGTAACACCAATAAGGTTTCTTGAGCTTACAACAAGTAATATCTGTAACCAAATGTGCGTAACCTGTTCAGGTAAGTATTCGTCAAAGTGGGCACCATATGAAAAAATGGCGGTGGAGTCTGGTTTAGATTGGCGAAACCAAAATCATAAATTCCACACTGATATGTATAAGATGACTGACGCCGATGTTGATAAGGTACTTGATCTTGTTCCACATTTACAGCACCTAACCATTAAAGGTGGTGAACCATTTGCTGACCCAAACAATATAAAAATATTGAAAAAGGTTGCGGAAACAAATCCTAAATGCCGTGTTGAGATTTGTACTAACTTTCAATTGGTTACTAATACTGTTATTGATATTTTACATCAGATTGAAGAAGTACACATTCAAGCAAGTATTGATGGAGTACACGAAACATATGATTGGATCCGTGGCGGTAACTTTGAACGCACAATAAATAATATCAATCGGTACCACGCTGTCGAAGGACGCATCGTAATAGTTGTTGCAACGGTCTCAATTTATAATTGGATGCACTTACCAGAATTGATTGATTACTTTATTGATGTACCTGGTGTGCCTCGTGTAAGTATGGCAAACCTTGTTACATTTCCAAAATATTGTTCACCTGTTTGGTTAGAGGATCATCACCAAAAAGAAGGTATTGATAAACTATTTGAATATCTTAATTCTAAATTTGAACAAGTCGATAAATTTTATTGGCGAAACCCAAAACTTGATTTGAGTAATACTAATAACGTATTAAGTGTTGTACCACAAGAAGAAGAATGGAATGGCGAAAAGGCAGAGATACAAGAAAGAATGGTTGAATGGATTGACTTTTGTTTAGTGGCACGTGAAAATAATGAAGACATATGGGATTTGGCTCCATATTTGAAGGAATACAAAGATAATGAATAAGTGGGATTTATTTCAAAGTAAACGAACTATACCCGAAGAACATAAAATTATCTCATGCTATGCCGCATTTAATCATATGCGAATAAGAAGAAACGGCGGGATGCATCCTTGCTGCTTTAGCCGTAAAATGAAAATATGGAAAAAAGATCAGTTTGGTTTAAAAGATTATTGGTTTGGTGAATTAAACAACACTTATAAAGATGACTTCCTTGAGAATAAATTAAGTGCAGGTTGTCAGGCTGCTTGTCAAAAAAGAATTGATAAAGGTGAAACACCACCTATTATTGAATATGATTATAATGTTGGCAGAGATAGATTAGAACACGCAATGGATGCTAACTCATGGCCTAGAGTTTTTGAATTTGAAATTAGTAATCTGTGTAATATGGCGTGCCCAATGTGCTTTGGCGAATTATCATCAAAACATATGTTAGGACGCGATAAAGATCTTAAACAATATGATCCAAACGTGTTTGATAATGATGAAAACCTAGAACAATTGCTTGAACAGTTTGTCGAGTTTATTCCACACCTAAAAGAGATAAGATTTGTTGGTGGAGAACCGTTTTCTCATAAAGCATTATATAAACTTTGTGCGTTGATTGCCGACATTAATCCTGAGATGAGAGTACAAATCTGTACTAACGGTAGTGTATTTAATAAAAAAGTTTTAAGGATGTGCCAAGAAAACAACATTAGTCTTTCAGTTTCATTAGATACTGTTGTTGAATCGGAATATGATATGATTAGAATTGGCGGTAAGTATAATGAAACAATGGATAACATTCAAAAGTTTAAAGATGTATTAGGTCCTGAAAACATTAAAGTTAATTCAACTCTTATGAAAGTCAATGCCGAAAATATTGATTTGTTTTTTAAATATGCGGAGTGGAATGGTTTTGGCGCGTTTATAAATGCATATGATAGAGCAGGACGGCAGCATACTGAAAATTGGAATATTAATTTGTTATCAAAAGATGTATTAGAAGATATAATGAATAGACTAAAAATATTAAACCTGTCTAACCGTAATAGCAGGAATGCAGTTACAAAAATTATGAACTTATTGAGGAATGCAATTAATGACCGATAATATTATATTTGTGAAACATGGTGACAAGTACGACCCTGAACACGTTAACAGATTGAGAGATCAGCTACGAGAATACTATCCTAATTCTCAATACTTGTGCTATACTGATAATCCGTTGAATGTTGAGATTGAGTGTATTCCATGTTTCAAAAAACCATCACTTAGATTTTGGTGGAATAAACTTGCAATGTTTAGTAAAGATTTTCCAGTCAGAGGTAAATGTTTATTCTTTGATTTAGACATGGATATTAAAGCTGATCCGCGCCCATGGTTGAATTGGGATGGGTTAACAATCATTAAAGATTATTGGAAAGACGATTTATACATGGCACCTCATGCTTATGATGTTCACATAAATAGTTCAGTAATCACATGGACTGCTGGTGAACAGAATCATATCTGGGATCACTTTATGTCAAATAAAGATTACTTTATGAGAAAGTACGCAGGTATAGATCGTTTTCTTGTCCATGAAGGTATTGAATTTAATACGTTTGAACACGGATTAGTAAACTCAATTGCCAATCCTTATAATGGCACTGCACCAATTGATATGTATAATGGAATGAAATATGAATTACCTAGAAACACTTTATAAAAATGCTCTTAAAATAATTGAAGAAATATATGTTGAGTCAAAGTATAATCCTAATGTAGATTTATACCGTTCACTCGATATTATGACTGCCGTTAATCCTAGCCAAACAACAAGTAAGCAATGGCTGGTTGAAAACCTCAAAGAATTTGTAAACGATGAAACCTTTCTACGAGACGGGCCGATTGAGCACGTTTTAGTTATGGGTGCATGGTATGGTATTGCCGGATTATTAATGAAAGAACATCTCGATAATGATGTTGCGGTATGGAATGTTGATTCAGATTACCAATGTGAAATATACGGTCCTATGCTACACAAAGATATTGAGCATTGCCAAAATATTCATTGGAAGCATGATGATGCAATAGATTATTTTATTGAACGCGCAGAAAATTTTCAACTCATTATTAATACAAGTTGTGAGCATATGGAACAGGAGGATATTGAAATGATTATCCGCCTTAAGAAACCAAATTGCATTGTATGCTTTCAAAGTAATAACTTTCATAATGAAGCTGAGCACATTAATACTCATAACAGTATTGAAGAATTTGAAAAATCATTGGGTTTAACAAGAGTATTTTGGTCAGGATTTACTACACCGGAGAATGCTCAATATCAAAGATATATGGTGATTGGTATATGAAACGAATTATATTTACAGTTTGGGATGATATTAGTCGTGAAGATGATGCATGGAATGTTAATCATTGGTCACACGAACAGCAAAAAGATTATTGGGATAAACTGATTGACAACAAAAAAGATTATGCCGATAAAATTGGTGTAGAATTTAAATTATTCCATAACACAATGAAAGACTTTGTTGTCGAGCACGACGTTGAGTTTACAAAGGTTAACTTATATAAACATCACTTATTTGCCAAACTTGCTGAAGAATATGATGAAGTAATGTATATTGATATGGATGTGGTATTCAATACCGATGAGAATATGTTTGATGAATTGGATTTGAGTAAAGGCATTCATATTAAAGATCAAGATGAAAAGATATTGAATAGAAACATTAATGAAGTTGTCTTTCAAGAAATTGGCGTGCGTAACCCAACATTAAAATACCATATCACAAGAGATCTACTTAATGATAAGTTTGATTGCCATGTGATGAATACAGGTATTATGGTTGGCAAGTCTGAACACATCAAAAAGATCAAGTATATCGCAAGAATTAAAAAAGGCATAAAAAAGATTAATCAAATAAAGCACGATAATCTTATGGGTGTTAATAGTACTTATTTGAGAATGTATTATTATCCAAACAACGAATCATTGTTTTCATGGATTATGGAAGAATTCAATATCCCGTATGTTTTGATGGATAGAGAATGGCATTACATTGTATCCGATGATCTTATAACTGTTGATTGGGATGAGATTAAGGTTGCTCATTTTATTAATAAAAAGTTCAATCATTTCTTTAACGATAAAACTAAATGTATCTATTCAATTTATATTGAAATACCTGACGAACGTCTTGACAATCCTCGTGGTCCATCCGATGATGATGTTCCGAAAAGTCTCCGTGTTAAACAACGGCTTGCAGAATTTAAAGATAAGTTAGATAAAAACCACCGAGATTATGCAGATCTATGCGGTGCAGAATTTATTCAGTTTGGGCGTGATGAGCAATACGAAACATTTGCGGCAAGATTTCCACAACTAACAGAATACAATATTATTAATCTATATAAAGTTTGGTTACTTGATAAATTAACTCACGATTATGATTTAGTTTTGTATATTGATTACGATGTATATTTTGCTGATAAGTTTGATGCGTTTAATTATTTGAGAGCAGAACAAGGATTTTGTTGTGATGTAAACACCGCGTATGAAGCAGGAGTTAATGTAAGAGATCCATTATATTTCAAAAATTATAATAAAGATTTCCGTAATCCCCAAGCAAAGTATTGGAATGCGCACGCATTGTTGGCAGAGGAAGATCTTGATGGTGACAATTGGGTATTCAATACTGGGATTATGATGTCAAGCCGAAAGATTATGGAACAACTTGATTATTTTGGTGGCATTGATGAATTGTTAGATTTAATGGATGAGGTTAAGGAATTCTCAATGTATACTGAGGAGATCCGTAGATCATTTGGACACGATAATGAAACTATAATGTCATATAAGACTAAGATCAATAATGTACCTGTAATGCGCCTACAAGAGAAATGGCATTTCAAACACGATACTACTAAGCTGGCTGCCTATGATCCAACCAACCGCCATTTTAAACAAAGAAAGCATGAGTTAGAAACAAACATAAAGTTTAAAGAACTTCAATTCATACACTTTATTTCTAAAAACTTTGGGTTGATAATGTAATGAGTTATTTGCTTGCAGTAGGATGTAGTTGGACTGACCACAATTACTTTTCTTTTCAGCATGAAGAACTTGATTGCTCATGGCCGAAATGGCCAGAATATGTTGGAAAGCATTTGGGATTGCCTGCCGTTAATAAAGGTAGATCTGGTAGTTCAAATGAGTATGCTTATATTGAAATAATGGACGCGGTATTATCAGATGATCCTCCATCACACATTTGTTGGCAACTTACCGATTGGTCAAGATTGCAATTAGGTAGGCGCAGAATAATGCCTTGTAAAAGGTGGGAGGTGTTTGCAATGGAATCTAATTCTGAAAAGAAATTCAGAAAAGATAACTCAAGCGCTGAATACTTAATGGGTTTACATACATTGCCATTAGCACTCGACGGACCTATACCTATATTAGAAAACACGTTGTTTTATATTGAGAAGGTAATTATGTTATGCCGTAAACTTAATATTAAATTAAATATATTTCAATCTGATGTCCCAATATGGCCGTTTACATCCGATTACTGGTGGTGGTACCTCGATAACTTTAGACAAAAGCACCCCAAGGAATGGAAAGTTTTTAACTTAATGATTGATGAAAGAGTTGAGAATTGTTTTTTAACTAAGGCAATTTTAAACGAATTAATCTCAGGCGAGGCATTTGCAAAAGTTGAAAAGATCAAACCTGTTGAAGTATATGGTTGGCCTGTATGGAAAGAGATTGGTGGTAAATGGATATTAGCAAAAAGTAAAATTTCAGAACTTGACTCTCATCCTGATGCAAAAGGACAAATAAACCTCGGTGCAGCGATAAACAAGTGGATTGATGATGTATCTTGAGGATGAGTTTGGTCAATCTATAAGCTTTGAAATACCGTTAGAATGTAAAAGAATACTTTTTAATTTAAGCGGTGGTGCTGATTCGGCATTGGTTTTTTATTTACTAATCAAATACTTAACGGAAAATAACCGACACGATACAACGATTGGATGCCTTACTCTAGCCTTTGACAAGCGGTATAGATGGCAGGCACGAAGGTCTGCCAACATCATTGAATATATGATTAGCAAGTTTGATTACCACAACATCTTGTCTCACCATACAGTCTACGGTGATGATTATAACGACTCTCACCTACATAAATATCAAAAAGAAGTGTTTGGCCGTGGTGAGTATGATATGCTTATTGGCGGTAATACAGCTAACCCTCGATTTGATGTTGACATTGAATTAAAAGATGGTACGCATATTAATCTTTGGAAAGAATGTGATCCAATGATTGGTATACGGAATGAAAACGATATTCCTATTACAATTGATAGATTTGGATATCCATACTATTCTCCATTTGCAAATGTTGATAAAAGGTTTGTTGCGTCAATCTACAGGAGATTTGATTTATTTGATTTGTTGCAGGAAACGAGGTCATGCTGTACTAATATACCTGACACAGAAAAACCGTGTGGTGTATGTTGGTCTTGTGGTGAACGCAAATTAATATGGGGAGATTGGGATTATGGATTTATACCCGGTAGAAAAATCGGTAATCAGTCTTAACAGCCTTTTAGAGGTTGATGATTTATCAAGTACAACAACATTTTTAGATTGGGGTGGCAATCAAGGTAACCTATTATCGTTTGATAATTTTCCAATCAAACAAAGTAACTATACTTGTGTTGATGTTGATAAAGGTGCATTGGATGTTGGTGCAAAAAATTATCCTGATGCTAACTTTTTTCACTATAACAAATATAATAAAGTTTATAATCAGACTGGTAATCTCGACGAACCGTTTCCCAATATCAATACAAAGCAAGATATTATTTTTGCGTTTAGTGTATTTACCCATACAGATTTTAATGAGTTCAAACAAACCGTTCGGTGGATGAAAGAAACATTTACCTATAAGAAAATCATCATCAGTCTTATCGGAACGAATAGTACAAAATTACTTGATAGGTTTTATAAGGCACGTGTTGAAAGAGATGGGTCAAGTATTGATATACGTAACTTAGAGAATGAGACCGATACAAACATAGCTTATCTTACCGATAACAATGTATTGATACGAGATCAGATACAAGCAAATAATACTCCATGCCAAACATTTTTGACAATGTATAGACCACCGTTCGTATTAGGCCATCTTGGTGGTACTATTCAAATCGTACACGAATTAGAATATCCTTTTCTTGTGATTGAACCATGAAAAATTTTACTGAATTAGAATTACCGCCATTTACATTAGATCATATTGAATGGGATGGTCAAACACAGATCGGTATTACAACTACATCGGATGCACCTGATAACACAAAGATGGCATGTGGTAGTTTGAAATATGATTGGTCAAAAAAGGTTTATAAAAATGGTCAGACTATAGTACCATTGCGAGAAACAGAACTCAAGGAACAAGATTTCAACACCGTGTGCTCAGTGTTCCGTGGCACCGTACTTGAAACTGTTTATAATATGTTGAATGAAAGATATAAAATCGGTAGAGTCAGATTAATGAAATCTTTACCGTTTACTTGTTTATCATGGCATACTGATTCTCAAATAAGAATACACTATCCTGTAAAAACACAGGAAGGATGCTTTATGGTTATAGATGATGAGATTATGCATCTCAAACAAGACACGTGGTATTTAACCAATACTATGTTAAAGCACACTGCCTTCAATTCAAGTAAAGAAGATAGAATACACCTTGTAGTAAATGTACTGAATGACTATGCAGAATTATCAGCTTAGAGAAATAACCAAAGAACAGATTAAAGAAGCCTGGGACAAGTTGTGGCCTGGGAATGAGCACTATTATATTTCTGATATGACTTTTCCTGAACTTGGAAACAATAAAGAAATATTTACAAAATATAAAGCCACCTACTGGGGCTTGTATGACGGAGATAAACTTATAGCTTCAAACTCAGGACACAAGACTTCAGAAACTTATTATAGAGGACGTGGAGTGTGGGTAGATGAAGATTATAGAAGACAAAAGTTATCTCAAATAATGTGGCAAGCTGTGGCAGACCAAGGAAGAAGAGAAGGTTGTGAGTTTTTATGGTGTTTACCTCGTAGGCCTACATTTTCTCATGCTGAAGAGTTTGGGTTCATTCGTATGACTGAGTGGATGACATTTAAACACGGAGAGAATGCATACGCAGTATATAGATTATGAAAATTTTTATTCATATTCCAAAGACAGGTGGGTTCTCTATAAGATATTGCAACGCACTAAAGTCTCAAATTATCATTAACACTGTAGATAAATTAAAAGACTATGATTATATTCAGGGCTTAAAAGTTATTGGATATCCAGGAGCTGAGCATAGTAGATGGAAAGACCTTTACCCAGAATATAGAGATAAGTTTGAAGCATTTGCTGTTGTAAGAAATCCATGGCAGAGAACAGCTTCTCGCTATTGGCATGCAAAGACAAGAGATTATGAGGTTCATGGTACTGATCTTTCAAGCTTTGAGGCATTTATTGAAGATAGGCACAGACTTATAGAAATGCCGTTCACATGGCACAGACCACATCTTCATTGGCATAATCAATTAGACCACATTACTAACGATGATGGGAAAATAATGTGCCATGTGATGAAAACTGAGACTTTAAAGAAAGATGTAAAAAACTATTTCAGCGTTGAACTACAAGAAAAGTATAATGTCACAGGCGATTACCCTAATCTTTGGACTCCTAAGCTTATAAATGATATAGGAGATTGGTATGAAAGAGATATCAAAACATTTAATTATGAACCTAATCATCATCTTCGTAGATGAACGTACCTTTACCGTAACTTCCTTTTTTCCAAAACTTTAATTTAGACATAAAGAACTTGATTCTATACTTTAGTTTCATTTACTCCTCCATGTCTTATTTATTTTGTTGACAGACTATCATAGCTGTGTTATCATAGATTTATCTACTAAAAAATGATGTTTCCTATTGACATTTGGTTTAGAATCAGTTATATTGGAATCATCAACAAAGGAGCAAACAATGACTTATACATATTCAGATGATTGTATTTCAGATTTACACAAAGAAGTTTATGGTTATAGACCTCGTGGTGCATATTGGGATGATTGGAATAACTGTACACCTGCGGAAAAACAAAAAACGTGGGATGAGTATTGCCGTGCCCTTGATATCCAAATGGCTGAAACAAAATCTCAGGAAGAACGAGATGTTGCAAAGTTTGAAGCACGCGTTCAAGATGTTATCAGCCTTGGTGCCGGTGACCGTAAAACAGCATTAAGTTGGATTACTGGTCAAGAAACCTTTTATCATAGTCAAGATGTTGAGCATTTTGTATGGGAACAAGGAATTTTGTTTACTAAATATGGTAAGAAATTAATTGAAGATCTGTTGGGTATTGTTGAATATAAGGAATGGGTATGACGCCACAAGAAATAGCAGATCATAAACAACGATGGATGAGCAGCGGTAATTTTTACGCCGTTGCCATTCATTCGGATAATAGGTGGGCAGCCACTCAATGGTGCAAAGTGCAATTGCATAAACAGCAATGGGTGCACCGAAAATTTACAGATGTATATGAAGATACATTCTTTTTTGAATATAAACAAGACGCGGTTGGATTTAGTTCAAAATTCCAACTTAAGGAGTAAGCGATGGAAGTAGTTTTTATTATAGCAGGTATGATTGCAGGTGGACTGTTTGGTGCATATATTGTGGATGACAAAAAAGTTGGTGCTGAGTTAGAAGTATTGGCATGGTCATTAACAGGTTTAATTTTGTTTTTAGGTACAGCAGGTCTACTTAATTTGATTTAATTTCAAATTAACTATTGACAAATGCTTTAGAATCAGTTATATTGATTGTATCAAATGAAAAGGAACTATATCATGGCTTATGTAACTTACAAAAACCGCTCTTCTTCTGACTATCGTTTTACTTGTAAATCTCTTGATGATCCTGAGATTGCAAACCTTAAAAAAATACTTGTTGAACGCAACGGTTTTATCAAACGTGCCCGCAGATTTTGTATTTTTAACCAAAAAACACAAGGACTTCGTATTCGTCCTCGCGGTCCTCGCAAAAATTCTTGGGCTTATGACACACCTGCTGAAAATGCAACTCATTACGACGTTTACATCCGGGATTATTCATAATGGATTATAAAGATCTTGTAAAAAAGTTTGTCTCTGAAGGCGGTTCCATTACAAAATGTGAACCGTCAAAGAAACGCTTCAAAACATGGCGTGGTAAATCAGGTGCCTGGAATAAAGGTGCTAAAAAGATTGGGTTACAGGATCGTAACCACAAATCATAAAGGACTGACGTTATGTCAAAACTTGATGACCTTGCGGCTTTGCTGCAAGATAAAATTCTTTCCAATATTGAAGAGTATTGGGAGGAAGCCATAGAATACGGTGAAGTCTGTTTACAAATCATAGAGCATGGTTATAAGACAGAATATAAAGCTGATATTGTAACTCCATTGCGTCGCTGTAATCACGGTAGGCGCATAGCTGCATTTGAACATAAAGGTGTTTATATGTGGCAAGAAAAATCCACAGGTAAAATACTTTATATTGGCAAAACGGATGGTAAGACTTCTTCAATCCATGCACGGATAGGCAATCACCGCAGTTCGTTTACTAAACCTGACTCACACCATGAAGTAACAGGTAGAAAATATAGACAATATCTAAAAGAAAATGGTTTACAAACTATGGATGTTGTGATAAAATACATTAACACCGCTGATTATGACTTAAAGATTGCTCCATTAATTGAAGATGCATCTATTGACCATTATCAGCCACTACTCAATTCTCAAATAAAAGGCAGAGGCTCTCGTAATGAAGTATGATAATGACAAACCCAAAATCCATTTAGTTCCACCTGAAGCTATTATCGAAGCAGCAAAGGTATTTGGTTTTGGTGCTGAAAAGTACGGTGAAAACAATTGGCGACAAGACATTGAAAAGTTTCCTGTCTCTCGTCATTACTCATCTATTCAGCGTCATTTGTTAGCATATATGTCAGGTGAAGATCAAGATCCTGAATCAGGTTTGCCACATTTGTCTCATGCCTTAACTCAAATGATGATTCTTGTTATGACAACAATTGAGTCTGATCCAATTGATACTGATGATAGGTTTAAAAAATGAGCATAGAACGGTTAGGTAAATTAGGTGAACGTATTGTAAAAGAATACTTTGAAATGCAAAATTGCAAAGTTGAAATGTCGGAAGATCCGTTTGATATGTCAAAGGATATGATGATTGACGGCAGACATACCGAAGTTAAATTCCAAACAATTTATTACCATTTTAAAGTACCTAACATGGAAACGTATGAGGCATTTACTGTTCCGATTACAACAACTAAAGGTGGTGCCGTAAGTAATCAACTTGATAAGTGTTTAAATGCCGACCGATGGATTATTGTTCAAAACCCACGGCCTGGATCAAAGCTTGTTACATTATGGGAAGCACCTCCACCTGGTCAACGTAGGTTTAGAGTTATTCAAAACAAACGAGACAATAGGCATACCGCAGGATTTGCGCTCGAAACATTTAATAAAATTATTGACATTAATAACGAACCGTTGTATAATAGAATTAAAGAAATAGACAAGTCAAACTATAAAAGGACATTCGCATGAGAATTGATAGCGTATATGATATCCGTGAGTTTTTCAAAGGTGAGCTTAAAGATGAAGCATTCACTATTGATAAAACAGGCCAACGTACTATTGAATTAATCGGTGCAAACTTTCTTGCAACTGAACCAGCAATCTTTGGTAAACCAAGTCAAAGTTATATTGAATCAGAATTGGAATGGTACAAATCAGGTTCAACAAATATTAATGATATTTACGGACCATCTAAAGAACCACCTGCGGCATGGCAATATGCTGCTGATCCAAACGGTGAAATCAATTCAAACTACGGTCACCTTGTAAATTCACCAAAGTATTTCAATCAATTTGAAAATGCTTTTGATGAACTGTGGCGTAATCCTGACAGCCGTCGTGCTCAAATGGTTTACAATCGTCCATCTATCTGGGTTGAGTTTGATGAAAACGGTAAGTCTGATTTCATTTGTACCAACGCTCAAACATTCTATATCCGTGATGGTATTCTACATATGGTATCGCAAATGCGTTCTAATGATGTTGTATTTGGTTACAAGAATGATTACGCATGGGCTCAATACCTAATGGATCAACTTGTTACTCGATGGAACAGCCGTTGTGAGCTTCCTGGTAATAAACACTTTACTATTGAAAAAGGCATGCTGACATGGCAAGTGATGAACTTGCACGTATACGAACGTCATTTTGATCTTGTTGTATAAATATATCCATGAGTAAATTAATACGAATATCAGATGTTATCGAGACAAAACTCAGAAAAGAAAAAGAGCTTGAATTTTATCGAGCACAGATTGAAAAAATAAAAACCAAAATGTCTTTCCTACAAAAAGATTTAGACATTACTAATATCATTATTAATATAATTGAAAATGAAAAAGTAATGGACGTAAAAGAAAATATGGAAAAACGAATGATAGGAGAATCCGATGCTAGGGACATGGAGTAAAGCAGCATTTAAAGCTAAATTACAGGAAGGCGAATGCCTTGTCACCTGGGAACGTAATGATAAAACTGGTACACGCAGTAAGCATTACACACTCAAGCCTGAACTAATTCCTGATATGCCAAACAAGCGCGGCCGCATAAACAATCCACCTGTGTTGACACCTTCTCATACTGGTTGTTACGATATCCGCAAGGATCGGTGGGATGGTATTAAAGTAAAGAAAGTTATTTCAGTGGAGCTCGTTGAAGAGTAATGCCACATTCCGTACGCCACGTTGTAAAAAGAATGACTTATTTTAATTCTGAAATAGATCGGCTTATTATGATGTGTGATGATAATGAAGAAATCCTAATGCTCGGCAGTTGTCTTATGACTTCTGCCAAATCACTTTTTGATGGAGCAATGGGTAGTGAAAAAAGGAAAACATTAATTGATGAGCTCAACAAGACAGACTAACCGTGTTGTTATTACAGGCATGGGCACTATAAATTCTTTAGGATGGACTGCCCAAGATACAATGAAAGCAATGGCCGAAGGCACCGACGGCATTAGCGAACTCCAAAACATCATAGAAATTCAAAATATGCGCTACACTCGTGGTGGCCAAATTAAAGGCTATGATGAAAAAGACCATTGGACAAGAATGCAAATTGCAATCTTTGATAGGTTTACACAACTCAATATACTTGCAGCCCGCGAGGCAGTAGAACAATCAGGTTTAGAATTTGATGGTGAACTTGCTGAGGAAGCAGGTATTATTATGGGTAACGGTAGTGGTGGCGCTGAAACCTGGGAACGGACATATCATAATTACTTTGCATCTGATAATCCAAAACGCCGTGCTAATCCTTTTATTATTCCACGTGTTATGGGTAATGCTCCTGTTTGCCATATCTCAATGGAACATAATATCAAAGGTCCATCATTTACTGTAACGTCAGGATGTGCTTCTGCTAACCACGCAATGACACAAGCATTCCATATGGTTAAATACGGTATGGCTCCTGTTATGCTGACAGGTGGTTCAGAAGCAATTCTAAATCTATCAGGAATGAAAGCATGGGAAGGTTTGCGCGTTGTAAGCCCAGGTTACTGTCGACCGTTTTCTCTTGGGCGTCAAGGTATTGTTCACGGTGAAGGCGCAGGTGTATTTGTCTTTGAAGAATATTGGCATGCTAAAAATCGTGGTGCAAATATCATCTGTGAAGTATTAGGTGCGGCGTGTACTGCAGACTCAAGTGATCTTGTGATGCCTGAAGTTTCAGGATTGATTAGATCAATGAAAAAATGCCTCAAAGATGCATCAATTAACCCAGAACAAGTTGATTATATAAATGCTCATGGTACAGGCACAGTTCCAAATGATAGAACTGAAATTGATGCTATCAAACAAACATTCGGTGACCATGCTCATAAATTGAGTGTAAGTTCAACCAAATCTATGCACGGACATTGTATTGGCGGAACAGGTGCAGTTGAATTACTTGCGGCAATTATGGCAGTAAACGATGGCATTATTGCACCAACAATTAATTATGAAGAACCTGATCCTGAATGTGATCTTGACGTCGTACCAAATACCGCAAAGAAAAAGAAGGTTGATGTTGCAATCAGTAATAACTTTGCGTTTGGTGGTTTAAATTCAACTATTGCTATTCGAGGTATGTAATGCAAGAACCATATGATAGATTTATAAGTCGAAAATACCGTGAGGAAGATGAACGTCAACTCAAATGGGATAAGCGATTTATGGAATTGGCTGAAACAATTTCTAAATGGAGTAAAGATCCGTCGAGTCAGATTGGTGCTGTTTGTGTAAATGACGAACGACGTATTCTTGCTACTGGTTATAATGGTTTTCCAAAAGGTATTGAAGATAGTATTGAGCGTTTAGAAAACCGAGATGAAAAATACCCGCGGATTGTCCATGCGGAAACTAATGCTTTGATGAATGCTTTGTATTCTGGTGTTTCATTAAAGAATGCAACAATATATGTCCACGGATTGCCAGTGTGTCCTGACTGTACTAAACTTATTATTCAATCCGGTATTCGCCGAGTTGTAATCCGCGAAGCAACATACAACACACCCGAGAAATGGGTTGACTTATGGACCACGCAATCTGCGCCTATGTTTAAAGAGGCAGGTATTTTGGTAACACACCTTGGCTAATAGTTTAACCGATGTCTATGTTGGGGTCAAGAAAGATGACCCTAACCGAAGAACGAATGATTTTTACCCAACACCTCCACTTGCAACATTCGTTCTCACAAAGTATTGTAAACCACCAAGAGATATAGTTGAACCATGCGCAGGTCGTGGTAACATTTCGGTTGAGCTTGCGCGGAATGGTCACAATGTTTTAAGTTATGATCTCAATGAATATTCCGATTCTTTATGTAGCATAAATACTTCTTATGACGCAATGGAATTGCAAAAGCCAACAGGTTTTGATGGAGTAGTGACAAACCCACCATATCATAAAGACTTACCACGAAAGATGGCGGAAAAATGGATAGGTGAATATGATTATGTAGCAATGTTTCTACGTTTAACCTTTTTAGAAGGAAAAAAACGAAAAAAGTTGTTTACAAACCACCCTCCTAGTGATATAATATTTTTATCGGACCGAGTTCAATTCAAAAAGGATTCTATTGAGCCGATTGAAAAGAAACATCAGATTGGTGGTATGATTGCATATGCGTGGTTTGTTTGGGACAAGAGACATAGTTGGTCAGGTCTATGTAAACCACAATGGGTTAACCTTGAAGATGAATACGACGAGTGGAGATTAAATTATGATAAATGTAGTGATACCAGCGGCAGGAGAAGCAACACGCCTTAAACCGCTAACAGCAAATTGTAGCAAGGCTATGATCCGTGTCCACGGTAAACCTACTATTGAATATATTATTGAATCAATTTATAAGAATGCTGATCAAGTTGGGCAGATCGTTATTGTTGATGGTAAGCATAATGATATTCGTGACTGGGTTGAAAAATCAAAATATAAAAATATTAAATGTGTAAAACAAGGATCACTAAATGGACCTCGTGACGCTATTGCTGTTGGTATTGAAAATTTGGGTAATTGGGAATGTCCTCTTGTTGTTTGGTTGGGTGACGCAATTATCCTTGAAGAAAATATGCCGTTGGGTACAGACTTCCTTTTAACAAAACAAGTTGAAGATCACTTTGCTTGGTGTATGTGGGATGGTGAAAAATATTACAATAAACCAAAAGAAAACATTGATAACGCAACCGCACTCGTAGGTCTATACAGCTTTAAGTGTGGGCAAACTGCATCCATTGCTTTTTGTGATAGCAAAGGATATGATATCTCGGATGCACTTGAAGATTATGGTAACTTTAATAACGTAAGTACAGAATTGTGGTATGATATTGGTGATATTGCCTCATACCATAAAACTTGTGCTACATTGTTGACACTAAAGGCACGTGAGTTTAATTCGTTTGAATATCATGCCGATCTCAATATGATTACAAAGATTCCAAATGCAAATAACAGTTTTGCCACAAGAACTATTATGAATGAAAAGAATTGGTATACATCACTGTCACCTATTCAAAGCATGCTCATTCCTAAAGTATTAAAAGATGATTATTCCCTGACCATGTCCTATGAGTCAGGCATTCTGCTATCTGATCTATTTGCTCATGAGGACATATCAAAAAGTACTATACGGTATTTGATTGAAAGAGTTATAGTTACAATGTCAAACCATTTTCATCGTAAGCCAACTCTTGAGTTTACTGCCAATTTTCCTGACAATGCAAAAAAGATGTGGATTGATAAAACAGAAGAACGATTAGAAACTGATAGTCCGTATTACCGAAATGTTGCGGAACGCTGTCTGAAAAAGGCAAAACCTGTTGATGCTATGCACGGTGATTTGCACTTTGGCAACATTCTGTATAACCCATATAATGATGCTTTTACATTATTGGATCCACGAGGATCTTATGGTGATTATATAGGTATCGGTGGTGATTACCTTTATGATATGTGCAAATTGTCACACGACCTATATCATGGATATAACGAACTAGTTACGGGGCATAAATACCCCACAGCGGTTCGGGAATGTTTTTCTGAATTAATTAAAGAGTACTTTCCTAATGATTATGACGAAATCATAGATGGCGGTGCACTGTTAATCGCAACTTGTATTAAACTTCATTATGACTGCGAAGACAGACAACAAAGAATGAGAGATTATATTAATGAGTACGCAAGAAACAATTGTAGTTGACATAGACGATACTATATGTTACCCTAGACATAACCAAAAAGAATCAGAACAGAAGTATGCTATGGCTCTACCAAATGAACCTATGATTAAAAGTCTGCAAAAGGCAAAGTCAAAAGGTTATCGGATTGTGCTACATACAGCACGCAGAATGTTAACTCATGGCGGTGACATAAATAAAATTATTGAAGACGTCGGACAGATTACAGTCGATTGGCTAAAAAAGTACGACGTTCCTTATGATGAAATTGTTTGGGGTAAACCATACGGTGTTTACTATATTGACGATAAAGCAATAACTCCCGAGCAATTCGTTAAAACTATGGAATGGACTTAATTATGAAACATATTGCCTTTGCCAAAATTGGTAAATCAGTAAAGCTAAGGACAAACAAATATTCTCCTGTCGGTGGTGACAATGAGGCATCTTGTGTTCTTCGTGCTATTGCAAACAACAACCCTGATAAAATATTTTATATTGTAGGAAGATCTGACTTCGCTTCATTAACTGAAACGGATAAAGCAGATCTGTTTCCTTATAATAATGTTATTGATATTTGGGCAGAAATGAAAATTGAAAGAGTACCAACTGATCGGTATTTTTGGTGGATTAAAACATATTTTGAAGAAAATAATATCACGCTTGATGCCACGGTAATGATGGTAGGTCAAATCGGTAACGTAAGTATTCCCGAAAAGATGAAAAAGGTTCGTGAAGAAAACGATGATGGCAAACCAGCATTTGTTCTTGATATGACAAAATGGTATGTTACACCGTTGACTTTTTGGCTAAATGAATGTAAGCCACATTATGTTGAAGTTATCAATGATCCTCGATACACAATGCGGCAAGCACGTGACTTTATGCACCTACCGTTTAAAGGTTTGAGCCAATATGACTATACCTATACTGCTCATCCAATTAAAAGCATTGAAGATCAATCACGGCAAGACATTCCTGTTAACTGTGAATACGCTGCAATGGAAACAGCATTCTGTGTTGATTACGAATATACAGAAGAAGTAAATACTAATCGTAACACTGACTTCATGGTTGTTCTTAATGAAGGCAAACCATCACGTTATAAACTCCTGAAGGAATGGGTACTCGACAAATTTGATGATGTTGAGATCTATGGCAAATGGGGTAATAATGCAAAAGGAGATAATCGTTTTAAAGGATCAATGCATCTAAAACAATTGCAGAACAAACTACAGGATGTTAAGTTTACATTTATCATTCCTATTAAAGAAGGTTGGGTAACGTCAAAGTATATTGAAATGATCCATGCTGGTGTTATTCCATTCTTACATCCGTCATATGATATGCAAGGTCACACACCTATTCCTGAGATCTTGCGCCCAAAAACACCTGAAGAATTCCATAAAAATCTTCAATATCTTATTGATAACAAATTGGCATATGAGCAAACAATCTACGAATTGCGTAAAGCTGTTCTTAAACCTGAATATTATGATGGTAGTTTTATTAATGATAAAATCTTCACCGCATTTGACAGTAACTATAAGAGACCTGATTTAACTGGATATGAAGTTCAAAAACCAGCAACACTCGAAGCATTTTTTTAAATAAGGATATATTATGAACAAAGAAATTACCTGGGCTCCAATCATTCCACTAATCGGCGGTCAAATGCTAGGAGCGGAAAAAGCATTCGGCAAGCCACCTGAAACAATCTATTCCTATCCTGACTTTGGAGCAAACGATAGTCACTATGTTAACTATCAGAATGTAACAAAAGGTCGAGATATTGCCTATACAATGATTCCTGAAGCCGCAAAAAGATCACTTGATGTTGTCAGCGGTACACCACCTTGTGCTGCATTGTCACAATTGAATACTGCAAAAGCGCCTGACGCAAAAGGTGCAGGTTGTGAAAAGAACGAATGGATGTACGAAGTTTTTAAAGAAGGTATTAATAGGTTTGAAGCCAAAGCTATTATTGTTGAAAACGCTCCTGCACTATTTACTAATAAAGGTCGACCTGTAGCAGATAAACTATTTGACATTTGCAGCAAAGCAGGTTATAGTATGACATTATATAAAACATCAACAAAATATCATGGTATTCCACAAGCACGTGACCGTACCTTTGCTATTGGTTGGAAATCAGAAACTGCACCTATTATGGATTGGCATAAACGCCCACGTCGTAGATTTGATGAATATGTAAACGATGTCAAAGATGATGCACTACACCAAGATTTGATTGTAAACAAAAACCTAATGGATGAACCTTATTATAATTTTGTTGAAGCAATGCTACCACCAGGATCAAATATGACAGCACGTCAAGTTATCCGTGAGATTGCGGCAACGGCATTTGGATATGTAAACAAATCAGGTAAAATTCAAGAGGCAAATAAATGGATGCACGAGACAGGACATACACGTGGGATACACGTAACTGACCATGCCATCAAAAAGTTTGCTCAAGGTTTGGGCGTTTGGGATGCATCAGTCCATGTGTTTGATGATTGTATGAATGCTGTTATTGGACGTAACCTTGCAGACACAGTACATCCGCACTATGACCGTTCACTAACAATCCGTGAAGCATTGTATTTGATGGGTTTCCCTGATGATTTTGAGTTGCTTAATGGAATGACTTCTATGAACCACATTGCCCAAAATGTTCCTGTACCAACATCTCGTGATATGCACTTGCAGATTGCAAAATTCCTTAACGGTGAACTACCTATGTCTGAAACAAACTATTTGCGTCAGAATAATCATACTGAAAAGACAGAAATGGATGTCCGAGGTACAAGTAATCAACCTACATTAGAGGAGTTCTTTGCGTGAGAAACGATCTTATAATTGACTTCGAAACATTCGGAAAGGATGCTAATAAATGTGCTGTAATCGACTGTTCGGTTATGGTATTCAATTGGGATAAGTTTCTTGATGAGCCATACAACTTCAACGATGTTGTAAAAGCAAAACGGTTTAAACTTGATGTTGTTAATCAGGTTAAAAAGTATGGATATGAAGTTGATGCATCAACAGTTAATTGGTGGGAGTCACTAGGTCCTGAGGTGCGTAGGCATATCAAACCAACACCCAATGATTTAACTGTTGAAATGTTCTGTTCAGAGTTTATGGATTATTTGATTAGCCAACCAAACATTACATATTGGTGGTCAAGATCAAATACGTTTGATCCTATTATTCTAGGTCGTTTGTTTAAATCACAAAACAAACTTCTACACATGGAAGAATACCTAAAGTTTTGGAGAATACGAGATACACGTACTTATATTGATGCAAAATTGGATTTCCCAAAGATCAATGGTTTTTGTCCAATCAATAGTACAGAAGTGTGGGAAAATAATTTTAAAGAACACGATAGCTCATGGGATATTCTTGCGGATGTTATGCGTTTGCAGGCAATCCATCGAGCTGAAAATGATATGGAGATGATATGAGTAATAAAATAGAAGTAACAGTTGAGGAATTACGAAAGTTTTCCCTCTTCATAGCAAGTCCGATGTATGGTGCCCAATGTGCTGGCTCATATACAAAGGCTTCAACAGATTTGGCTATGATGTGTGCTGCAAATGGCATCACCGTAAAGTTTTATTATTTGTTTAATGAAAGCCTTGTACAGCGAGCACGTAACTATTGTGTTGATGAATTCCTAAGGTCAGAATGCACCCACATGGTCTTTATTGATTCTGATATTGGTTTCAATGCAAAAGATATTCTTGCAATGCTTGCGGTTAACATTTCAGATCCTGAGAATTATAATATCGTAACAGGTCCTTACCCAAAGAAAACAATTGCTTGGGAAAAGGTAGCACGTGCTGCCAAAGAAGGTCGTGCTGATAAAGATCCGTTTGAATTAGAAAACTATACTGCTGATTATGTTATGAACCCGGTTCAAGGACAGGCAACATTTAATGTCGGTGAACCAATGGAGGTTGCAGAAGCAGGTACAGGATTTATGCTCATCCCACGTGAAACACTTATTAAATGGAAAGAAGCATATCCTGAGATGAGTTATAAACCTGACCATGTTCGTACTGAAAACTTTGATGGTAAAACAATGATCCACGCATTCTTTGATTGTATGATTGACCCAGTATCAAAACGGTATCTATCGGAAGATTACTTCTTCTGCCGTAAAGCACGTGATATTGGATTAAGAATTTGGACTTGCCCATGGATGCAGTTGCAACATATTGGAGCATATGTATTCAAAGGTTCAATGGCACACATCGGTTCACTCGGTGCACCACTAACTGCTGATAAAACATCTCAAAAAGCAAAAAAGCCATTGACAAAAAGGCAAAAGCGTAATAAAATAAACAGATAACACAATGACAGGAGTCTTATATAATGCAATTTTCTGACCGTACTCTGACTATTCTGAAGAGTTTCTCTACTATTAATAAATCAATTTTGATGCAACCAGGTAGTGTATTGAAAACAATCACACCTGAGAAAACATTGCTTGCATCAGCAACAATTCCAGATCAAATTCCATCACAGGCTTGTATCTATGATTTGTCAAGATTTCTATCAATTTTGTCACTTCATTCAAATCCGGATGTAGAATTCCATGATAAATACTTTATTATCACAGAAGGTAAACAGCGCACACGTTATGCGTTTGCTGATATCTCTATGATTCATACACCACCTGAGAAAGAAATTCAGATCACAGACGCTGACGTTGAAGTGGCGGTATCGTGGGAAGATATCCAATCAGTGGTGAAAGCAGCAGGTGTGCTTCAGTTCTCTGAAGTTGCATTTGTTGGACAAGATGGCAAATGCTATCTTAAAGCCATTGACTCATCTAGCGAAAGAGCTGATGATTATGGTGTAGAAATCGGTGTAACACCCGACACATTCAAAATTATCATCAAGACTGATAATTTGAAACTCCTACCTCAGGACTACAAAGTTACGCTTTCAAGTAAAGGTATCTCTGAGTTCAAAGGTAATGAAGCTACATATTACGTAGCAATTGACACAAAGTCGACTTATAAGAAAGGATCCTAAATGGAAAACGAAAATCAAGAGCAAGAGAAGGTACAACTCTCGCTACAAGATATCGCAACAGTTGTTCAAATGATTGATGTTGTATCACGCCGCGGCGGCATTGAAGGCCGTGAATTGGCAGGAGTAGGCATGCTCCGCAACAAGTTGGAAATGTTTTTGCAACAGAACGCTCCACAAGGTGAAGCACCTCAAGGCCAAATGCCTATGGATGCGCCTGCTAATGTTCCAGCAGATGCACCGCTCGCTGACAAAGTTCAGTAAAAACTTCGGGGGTGAAATGCCCCCACCTTATTTTTTATATTATGAAATGGTGATTAAATGGCTGTAGATGCAAAAGCAAATGAAGTATTGTGGGTTGAACGATATAGACCTCAGGTTATCGAAGACACAATCCTTCCGCAAAAAACTAAAGATATGTTTAAAAAATTCGTATCTGATGATAGTATTCCTAATCTGTTATTGAGTGGTGGACCAGGTGTTGGTAAAACAACAATTGCAAAAGCAATGCTCGAAGAAATGGGTTGTGACTATATTGTTAAGAACGGATCATTGAACGTAAACATTGATACCCTCCGCTATGATATTTCAACATATGCGTCAGCGGTATCACTTCAAGGCGGCCGTAAATATGTTATCTTTGATGAAGCAGATTACCTAAATGCTGCTAACGTGCAACCCGCACTCCGTAATTTTATTGAGGAATTCTCATCCAATTGTGGTTTCATCTTTACGTGTAACTTCAAAAACCGTATCATTGCACCACTCCGTTCTCGTTTATCAGAAGTTGATTTCAGTATTGAAACCAGTGACCGTCCTAAACTTGCGATGCAATTTATGAAACGAGTAGAGGCAATTCTTGAAACTGAAAACGTCGCTCACGATAAAGCGGTAGTTGCAAAAGTAATCCAAAAACATTTTCCTGACTTCCGTCGTGTTTTAACTGAATTGCAATCATATGCAGCTTCGGGTAAAATTGATGAAGGTATTTTTATTAATCTTAAACAAGAATCAATGGATGCACTGTTTGAATTACTCAAAGCAAAAGATTTTACCAATATGCGTAAATGGGTTGCTAAAAACAGTGACCAGGATATGAATGAGATGTTCCGTCGTATCTATGATATGTCAAACGATAAAATTGAAATGAGATCAATGCCAGGTTTTGTTGTAACACTTGCTGACTATATGTATAAGGCCAACTTTGTTGCTGACCTTGAAGTTAACATGGTTGCATTCTTAACCGAAATTATGATAGAAACGAGTTTCAAATGAGTGAATGGATTAAAAAACTTATAGGTATGCACACTTGTTTTAATTGTGAAAGCACTGTTAATAAGAAAGACATTTACAGTGTTGACATTGATACCGCGGATGGACCGTTACACCTAAAGCTATGTCAAAATTGTGCCGATGACTTTGATGATATGCTTAAAGACCTTGAGGAGAACCTAAATGGTCAAAGAAATAACACCTTTTGATTTTATGAACGCAGCCTCATTTTCAAAAGATGATTTGATTGCAAACCATGAAAACCCTGAGATGGCGGAAAATCTATATGTTCCATATATTGTTAACCGTGGGTTCACTAACTTTGAGGATTCCATTCTTCACGCAAACGAAATGAATCAAAGAGCACACTTATTCAAAGATGCGCAATTTCAATATTACCGAGGTGTATTGCGTAAACGTAAACGGTTTAGCAAATGGCCAAAAGCTGATAAAAGCAAAGACCTTGATGCCATTCAAGAAGTATACCAATGCAATAGAACAATTGCTAAACTCTATCTCAAAGCATTATCAACCGCTGATCTCAAAGAGGTACATTCCAAATTGAGCACAGGAGGGTAAGAAAATGATAAATATTCGGATGGTCATGAGAGCATCGCCTAAATAATAACAATAATAAAGGTGCTATCGTTATGCAAATTGAAGAAAACATTTTTAGAGGAGTAGGCATTGAAATTTCCCTACCAACGCAGGACAGCTTTCTAAAAATCAAAGAAACACTCACACGTATTGGTATTTCATCTCGTAAAGAAAAGAAATTATACCAATCTTGCCACATCCTACATAAACAAGGTCGCTATGCAATTCTACATTTTAAAGAATTGTTTATCCTAGATGGTAAAAAGGACACGTTTATCGAAGAAGATAATGCAAGACGTAATACAATAGTTAACTTATTGGAAGAATGGGGTTTGGTTAATATTGTGAACACTGAAAAGGCGCAAGACCCAATTGCACCTTTAAACCAAATCAAAATTCTTTCACATAAAGAAAAAGATAATTGGATACTTGAAGCAAAATATAATATTGGAAAGAAATAATATGAATGTTTATAAAATGAATGAGCGTGCTACGATGCCTGAATACGCAACAGAAGGATCGGCATGTTTTGATATAGCAGCCTGTATTGAACAAAAACAAAGACTTGTTGGTTACAATACATGGAACAAGAAGTTGGATATTGTAGTGAAAGGTGTTGGACAAAAACCTGATGCCTTTCAACTACCACCAGAGATGAGAGTACTCGTCCCTACAGGTTTAATCTTTGACGTACCAAAAGGTCACGTTATGAAGATGTATATTAGGTCAGGTACTGCACTTAAAAAAGGTTTAGCCATGGCAAATGGTGTTGGCATAATTGATTCTGATTATGTCGAGGAGTCGTTTATAATGCTCACGAATTTTAGTGATAGTCTTATTACTATTGAGCACGGTGAGCGATTAGCTCAATGTTTAATTGAACCAACAACAAACATTGAATTAAATGAAACCACAGAACGTCCAGAACAAAAAACCGAAAGAGACGGAGGGTTTGGTAGTACTGGAGAATAGGAAGATGATATGAAATATCTAACACTACTTACAGCACTACTTGCGGCACCCGCTGTTGCCCAAGAATCAAATTACCCACCATTTTATGCAATGCAATCTTGTGCCACGATGCAAGAGATTGCCGCAATTTCTCAAAGGCATAATGAACCGGTATTGTTTAATGGACAAATATTGAATATTCATGCCTCAGGACAAACCATCAAAACTGAATTTGTTTTCACGGTTAATCAGGATACAGGTTCATGGACTTTAGTTTCATTATATCCTAATGGTATTGCCTGCATGGTTGCCAATGGAAGTAATTTTCAGCCTTATACTGAAAATAATTAATTAAAACCATTGACATTTTAGAAAAATGTATTATATATACTGTATAGGAATGCCGTAAAGGGTTCCTTATATTAATCTTGCTTATTTAAGGAGAAACAAAATGAATACACGCAGATTAGATACGTCTATGTTAAATGATCCATTCTTCATCGGCTTTGACCGAATGATTGAAAGGATGAGACAAGAAACACCGAGTCAAGCAAACTATCCCCCTTATAATATTATCAAAACGTCAGATGAAACCTATGAATTGCAGTTAGCAATTGCAGGCTTTACTTATGATGATTTGGACATTGAATTGAGAGATGGAACACTCACTATTGATGGAAATCAATCTCCCAAAGAAGATGAACCTGATTACCTGCACCGCGGTATTTCCGCACGTAACTTCCGCAGGACCTTTACATTATCGGATACGATTGTAGTAAACGGTGCAACACTTGATAGCGGCATTCTAACTATTTCGTTAGAAAATGTAATTCCCGAAGAAAAGAAGCCTCGTAAAATTGCTATTAATAATGCTGCATCTGCAGTTGAACAACTCAACGGATAATTACTATTGACAAAATAATAAACTATGTTATATTGATTCTAATAACGGTCAAACCCTAACTGGGTTTGACTTTTAACACACACGGAGAATAATATGAAAAAAGTAAAACCCATTGGTTGGGCAACTACTATCTCAACACTAGCTGCTATTCCCAAAGACATGTGGGACAGCGTAATGACAGTCGAAAAATCACCACTACGCAACTTAGACCCCATGGTAGCACATATGATCTTCCAGAGTCTATTCTTTATTTGGTCTGGTATTTTTGCCCTAATGGTAGGAAGCTATATTGCTTTCGGTCTTAGTGCCACGTTTCACCTATTACTTATTAGTGGTATTACAATCACAGCCGTGACATTCCGTCAAGCTGAAAACAATCCTAAGTCATTTAACAACATTTTAAAATCAGGCCGTAAATATGATGGCCGTGCGAATGGTGGCGAGCATGAGTGAACAAACACAATATTGCACAACTAAAGGATTAGGCTGGGCGTTTGCAATTATTATTTTTATGATTGCGGTATTACCGGTACTAATGCTAATGGCAATGGTTGGCCTTGAAGAATATGGTCGTTATTGTAATGTTAATATCTTACCTTGCTTTGGGCTGAACTGATGCATATTATAAGATCAAAAGATGGTGAAGTTATTGCATTAGCATCACGTTTAGAGGATGCTATTGCAATCGCAGACGGATCTCGAGTTGATAAAGAAGACTATATTATTCAAGAGTCAACTGACCAACAAGAACTTGCTGAAATTTATCGCTCTTATTATGGGTATGTGACGCCCAGTAGATAAGTACCGATAATGCTAAGAGGTAACAGGACATGAAATGGTTAATAGTTTTTACAATGTTAGAAGCAGAACCTTTTGCATTAAAGAGCTTACCTTTTGAAACGCAAAACGTATGTAAACAATATATCAACAATCCTGCTAATAGTGATAGGCTTGCAATAGAGGTAATTGACGTTGCAGGATTTAACGATACAATATTAAATGTTGCTTGTATGCCAGCAAACAAAATTACAAAAGAGATATTAAATGAAACCCAACAAAAAATTTGATTTGTCGGTCAGAGACATTGAAGTAATAGAACAAGCACTAAGAGCAAAGGCTGGTCGTAGAGGATTAGCTATTGCTCAAGGTAATGCATCAGAACAATCTCGTGCTGAAATGCATGAGATACAAGAATTACTTGGACGCATTCATAACCAAAAAAATTGGTATCGTTCAAGTAAAAAGTGGGCAGGTGGAGGATGAACCTTTGTCGCCCTTTTAACACACACAGGAGAACAAAAATGTTTAACGACTTTACAACTAACTACTGGATTGACCATGTTCAGTCTACAAAGAAAACAATGGTTGATACATTGGTAAAAGACGAAAAATTGTCTGCGCCACTGCATGCTTTTATTGAAGCTCAAACAGCTTTTTCAAAGGTTGCTATGAAATCAATGGCTGATTTTATGAATGCGTCTGGTGAAACCGCAGCTAAGGTAATGAAATAATGAGTAAAAATCCTTTTGAAATTCGTGCCGATATGTTGCAAATGGCTAAAGAGTATATGGATCAAATCCATGAAACTAACCATCATTACGCAGCTAAGATGTTTGAATTAGGACAAATTCAATTTGAAGAATATCAAAAAATGACTGAGTTATATTCAGTCGAGGAACTTACGAAAAAAGCTACAGAAATGTACTCGTTTGTCTCAAATAAAGATTAAAAAATGACTGAAAGGGGCTTCGGTCCCTTTCTTTTACTATGTGAGGTGATAAATGATTTTTAAATTGATGGGTAATCTTATTATTGATGAGAGTAAACCAACCGTTATTTTTATGGATAAAGGAAATCATAATTCCTATACGCACATCTACGGCCCAGCTCGTATTGTAAAAGAAAACATTAAAGACAAATATAATATTATTACAATCGGTGCAGGTTGCGGCCTCACTGATAATTACTATGAACTCCAACGTGGTGCTACCGATAGTCTTTTAAGAAAAGAAGGTAACGGACCTGACTATAAGGAAAAGAATGCGATTACAATGCGTTCTTGGTTGGATGATAGTTTTGTTGATTTACCTGTTGTTGACCACATCATTTTAGGTACTGATGATTTCTTTAGGCTGCCATTACAAAAGTTTTGTGGTAAAGATTATTCTGAATTCCTACATAATATGCAAAACGAATTCTTTGATTATATTGGTACTGATTCTGATATAATGCAAAAAATTGATGAAATGAATACCGATATGACTTCTAATTGGGATAAGCGTGTATCACCATATGCGTTTAGTACAAAAGATTACTTTTGGTTTATGGAGTGTATTGGATATATCAATAAAGTAAATAAATTGAATAAAGAATTGATTGCCTTTTCAATTGATCCTGCAATCTATACACCGTACTTTGATAAAATGGGAATTAAAACGAAACTGTTTTATTTTGCCGATGATACACGTGGTACAAGAAACTTTCAACAACTTGATATATCACAATTACAGCATATTATCTATGATGAAAAATTTAAACCAAAAACACTCGATAGTTTCTTTGATGATGAAGTTAAGAAAACTCATAATATGTTTTTTGCCGGTACGTTATTTCAGGACAAAGGCAGTAGGAGATTTATTTGGGATAAGTTTCTAAAGGATGTCAAATCCGATGATTGTTCTTATTATATTCCATTAAGAAAGAATGGTGTTAATAAATCAAAGGACGGTAGATCAGAACGAGCGGAAACAACTCTTAAAGAAACTGCTGCATTTACAGAACTATATAATAATGTTATAGAACATAAAAATTATAAAGAAGCATTGCTTCCGTCCGAGGTCAATGATAAAACAAAAAGATATAAGTATGGAATGATTTTTAGATGCGTGTCAATTAATGACTCACTAAACTTTAGACCTGTACTATATGCCTATTCCGATATTGTACCATTTCTTGATCCACAATATGATCCTGATTGTTTACAAATACCTAAACATATTCAAGAAAAATTGTTAGTCGCTAATGCGTGGGATATTGATGAAAGAATTAAATACTTTAACGATAATGATTCAGTAAGGATTGAAATCCTGAATGAGCTTAAAGATCTATTTAATATAAACCAATATATTAATGATCCGCAAACTGCAATTGATAACCAAATTAAAAAGATATTTAGTTAATACCTGGTGGCAAATTATTAAACGGATCATCGGTAGCACCGCCGTGCAGACTTGTACCGTTCATTCTAACATTTGCCTGTGACTTAGAACCTTCAGTATAATTCATTGGGGCGTTAACGGTATCACCCATATGGATGTTATATTGTCCGCCTGTGCCTATTGCACCTGCTGCAACCATTTGTGCTCGTGCCATTTGGCGCTGTGCTGATGGGTAACTAGTATTCCTTGCTTGATTAATACGGAAACCATCCATAGATGTAGTACCTTCAGGTTTTGTACGTGAATAACGAACAAATTGTCCTGCAGCATTAAATACTGAATAACGGCGCAATCCCAAAAATCCTCCACTTTCATTTTTTTCATAATAAGTTGCTTGACTTGCAATACGAGCATTGCCACCTTTAATTTCTGCTTCTCTTGCTAAGAGTTCCCATTGGGAAGGTTGTGCTGCTCGTTCTGCTCTTGCCCTTGCTTTATCTTCCATATACTTATCAACTGAATCTCGTAACATCGCAGCAATTTCCATATACAGTGCACGGTGTGCTGGGTTGAATTGGTTATAAGGACCTACTCCTCCAACATGGAAAAATATTGAAGTAGTAGCTGCGGCGATATCAGCAGCAATACCAGTAATACTAGGCATTGCCACACCGACTGATTCTAAACCGGCGGTTGTATAATCTCCTATTATAAGACTATATGCTACAAACCCAAGACCTATAACTGCACCAACAGCGGGAATCCATTTTACCGCGATTTTAGTGGTTTCAGATGCTACCATTTTTTTCATCAAACCTCGGTCAGCATTTGCTAAAAGTTCTGCACCCTGCTTTTCTCCAACTTGCAACATTCTTCGTGCCTCTGCTAAACCAGCATCCCCACCCCTTGGGCCGACACGTGGTTGTCGAGGCGCCTTACCATAATTTGGTAAACCGTCAGGTCCAAATCCTGCAGCTGATAATCGTTGTTGCGCCACATCCCTTGGCATAAACCTATTATTATTATCCATATCTTGATAAATAAAACCAGAAGGTGTTTCTGTAATATTAATATTAGGCGCGGCCATTTGACCCGGTGCTGTAAACATTTTGCCAGGGTGAGGTAATGACGGTGGTTGAATTCTATATCTATTAGGACCAGCGGCATCAGCATATGCTGCTTGTTGCAATGCGACTGATGCTGAGATTGCCGCCGTACGTTTTGCCGCTGCTTCTGCTGCTTCTTCACTTGCAACTTTTGCTGCCTGCTCCGCCGCGATAGCAATTAACTTATCATCAGATGCAGCAGTTTGAGCTGCTTTCTTAGCCGCCGCTTCCGCTGCTTGCTTTGCTGCAACTTCTGCTGCTTCTTTTGCCGCTGCTTCTGCTGCTTCTTTCGCTGCTCGCTCTTGTGCTTCTTTAATTGCCTTCGCTTGTGCTAAACCAGCATCACCTTGCCTTGCACCCTTAAATACTCTATATGCACCAGTAGCAGCACCTGCGGCAAGACCAAAGCCAAACCGACCTGCTCTTGATGGAAGAAGGGCAAGTCCTGCAAGTGTGATCGCAAGGGCTTCCCATGGTACAGCATCTTTAAATTTTTGAATATCTGTTTTTATTTCATTAACGGTTCGTGTTAATTCAGCGGCTGCCTGGTTCATACCGTCAATAGTTCCTCGCAAGTCCGCTACTGTATCTTTGATACCGTCAAATGCATTAGGAAATCTTTCATCCATAAACCCTTTACCTATAAGGCCTGCGGCAGCAAGTCCTGCACCACCTGCAAGTAATTTGGTAAGGTTACCTAAGTTAAATGCTTTTGTAACACCGTCAATTAATTTTGCGTCACGGGCTTCGGCATTCTTACGAGTATCATCAGAAAGCTTTTCTGATTTTAAATCATCAAATTCCTGTTGTCTTTTTGTGTACTCGTATTGTTCTTCCGCAATACCTTGTGCTTGCTTTAGCATTACGCTTTGAGCTTGTATTCCATTGTTAATTGATTTGAAAACATCACCAAACTTGTCGAGTTTTGAACTGACTGATTTTAATGAATTTGTTCCACTATTACGGATCAGGTCACCTTCATCCCTAAGCCTTTGAATGATTGCTTCTGTATCTTTGGAATATTCTCTAGCCATGTTTCTTACCTATTCTCGTTTTGCTTTTCCATGAACTCAATTAACATTGTAAAATATAATTCTTTTTCATACGGTACCAAACTTTCAATATCTGATATAGAATACTTATGATGTTGTACCAGAGCAAACATCGTTTGGTAATATTCGCTCAGTGATGAATGGCACAACATTATGTAAAAAAACTTCGCATTCCTTCTATTACAAAGTTTTTAGTGTCACCGTTTTTATTCTTGTATGTTTTAGTGTGTCTTATTTTTGGCATTGTTTCAAAAAATAGTCTAATACCGTCAACGACCGGGGTTGTCACATCTTCCATGAATTGATCTATTTCTTTTTGTGAATACTTTGAAAACTCATAAACTTCATCTTCCGATGCAACTTTATCCAAACAGGAAACCATAATTTGATATGATACCAATGGATCCTCTTCGTCCATTTCAGTAATCTTAATATACTCATCAATCGAAGGATACTTTAAAATTAATGTGTAATCTTCATTGATCCTAACTTTGTTAGTATGCTTATCATTTTTAATAATTTCAGTGTCCATTAAATCAATTGAAATATCAACAGTTTCTTCTGTCTCAGGATCAGTGATCTGCATTTCAATTAAGTTATCAACGGATTTTGATCTCAATGTTAATAGAATAAGCTCAAGATCAAACATTGCTAATTTATTAACATCATAGTCAATCAAACAGTTATTTACAATTTGCTTTGATGCAACCATTTCTTGTGTACTATCTTTAGATGCTTGAGCAACTAATAGAATCTTTTCTTCTTTAACCGTGAAGGGACGGTACTTGATAGTTTCACCGGTTGATGGCAATTCCATCTCATAAATCGGCAAATCAATTTTTGGTAGTGTCATAATTTATCTCTCTCTTATTATCTAAATATTTTTGATATATTATCGAAATCGCTTCTTACTTTAGTAAACTTATTAATTGCATCTTGAATACCAACAGGTCTTAAACCTTGTTGAATTGTTTGACCAATGCTTCCTACTGATTCGAGTAATGATAACAATCCTGCACCTCGTCCAAACCGTTCAAGTGTTCCAACCAAACCAACCTTTTCTCCACTAAATGCAATGCGATCGTATGCAAACGCAACAGGTAATGTGCCAAAGCTGTCATTGTTTTCCCACGCCAAATCAATATCACCAATGATTGTTGGATAACATCCGTCAAGAATTGTTTCATAATAAGTTTCAATTTTGCCACGTGTTGAATAATATTTGATAATCATTCGGCATGAATACTCATCTTTGTATCCCACCTCATACGGCAGTTGCCCATCAACCTCGGCAAAGCTTCCACCTTTTGAACCGTAATTTACAACTGACTGTATCCATGAATGGAAATAACTCACAACAGCATGGTCGGAGTCAAGCATAAAGATTGTATTAAATTGTTGGTTATCCATTCCTACGGGAAACTGTTTTGGCAATTGGCCAATCTGTTCAAGTGTTTCTGTTCTTACAGTTAAACCTGGTACCGCGGCAGTTTTACAAAAGAATGTAAGTTCTCTTGGTGTTAATCCTGATTCAATTCTAACACCAGGTGGTATGATTTGAACTTCAAATAATGAGGTATGAGCAGGTCCACCGTAACGGTCCATATTTGATTTAAATTTTGATATGTTAAAAGACATTTATCTTCCTCTTACGGCTTTTCTTGAGTCAGACCAAACTTTTGATTGTTTGGCACCAACAAATTTTTGTGTCGGTAAGAATAATGCAATATCCCATTCTGAAGGATTAATATATACTAATCTCGTTCTTACCTGCTTTGTTAAATAATGTTTCACCGTAGGTGCAAATAACTTAAACTTAGATGCTCCGTTTAATACGTCATAACTAATCCTCAATTTAGTAGTCTCATCATATTTTTTATTGGAGGCAACAGTATATAGTTGGTCCATTAATTTTGCTCTTAAGGTGGGTGGCAAATAATGCATATTGATACCAAGAAAACCACCTTGTGCTCTATTTATCGGAAATATAAGTGGAAACCTATCATAGTATGGTAATGTCTTTTTGTGCTTTGGATCATATGCAAACATATACATATGGCCTAACCTAAATCTGTTTTCATATCTTTCTTTACCGGCTTCACGAATAAGTTTTTCACCTTTTGCTTCACCTTTTCCAACTGTAGCGGCTTGCTGACGATACCAATCTCTGGCACCTGCAGTACGTGCAGGGATTTGCCCTTCACGGATACCTCTTAATAGTATATCGTCAAATAATTTTGCTACCATTTTTAAACTCCTAAATGATCTTCAGTATATATCAAAAATTTCCATCCGCGGTCAGCACAGAAATTTTGTGCTGCTTTCCACTTTGCTTCATTAACACCCCAGGTTTTAACCTCATTCAAATAGCGTTTTGATACACGACCTTTGAGTGTACTTTTATTACGAATATCAGGTGGCCTTGTCTGTGCCTTTGGTTTAATTTCAATCATTAATGTTTCGGTCTTACCGTCAGGCTTTTTCTGCCTAACAATCACATCAGGAAAATACCGATGCAACCGCCCATCAATTGGTGATCTATAAGGTACAATAACCTCTTCACTTTGCCACCAAATCACATCAGGATGTTTATCTACGTGTCTAAAGAATTTAAACTCCCACAGCGAACGATAAATAATCTTTGTGGGGTCACCTTTATATTTCTGCGGGTTTTTCGGCCGAAACCTACCACTATACGCCAATATCCTGCTCACACTTCCATATAAATAAGAACATAAACTATTTATAAGAAAAGGACCGAATCAAATGGCGAAAACATCAACTCGCCCAGAGCTGGACAGAAATGCATGGCGCAATAAGAACACTCAAGGTAATTTATCGTTTCCAACATCGCCTGTACCACATTCGGTTCTGTTCGTTTTTAAAGATTATGATTTTAAAACTGCACTAGGCGGTGGATTAAACGCAAGTAGTGAAAGAGTTGGGCAGAGAGCTGTAGGTAGTGAATTAAGATCAATTAATTCTATTGAACTACCTTTTCCCACAACACTACAGGATGATACGAACCTTAGAATTAATGGGTTTGAAAGAAATAAAACAACGGAATACCTTGCTACTGCGGCAAGAGAATTTGCTGCATCTGGTGATTTTGGCAATTCAAAAGTTTCAGATCTACCACAACTACTAATGTCATTAGGAGCGGGTATGGGTAGAAATGCACCTGAGGATATGTCTATTAATGCAGCAGGATCGGCGATTATGGGATCAAGCCTTGCTGATACCGCCAAGTCAGCACAATACCTTTTGCGTAGTAAATTGCCAGGTGACATTGGCAGAACACTTGATACGGTGCAAGGAAATACTGTTAACCCAAGAGAAACACTATCGTTTGAAGGTGTTGATTTAAGAACTCATAATATGACATTTGATTTATATCCAACGAATAAATCTGATTCAATTTTGATTAAAAAGATTGTTGAAAGGTTCAAACAAAAGACATTACCTGTAGCACGAGATTTTGCTGGTCTTACACAGGCATTCTTGTCATATCCTTCAACAGTAGATATCTTTTTATTGGGAATTGATCCTACTCATTGGATGCAATATAAAACTTCAATGGTTACACAGTTTACTGTTAATTATCAAGTTGGCGGATTGACAAGCATTATGAAAGGTGGTAAACCATCAGCAGTTCAAATAGCATTAACCTTCCAAGAACTCGAAATTCAAACTGCGAATGATTATGGTGTTAGCGCCGGTGCAGATGCTAATGCGGTAGGAGAAACTTAATGGCAAAGTATTTTGAAAATTTTCCAATTATAACATACGAAGGTAAACAGGTACGTGACATTACACGAAGAAATCAATTTGTTCGTAACGTAAGTACAAACCCTTTACTTTATTTACCATATACAATTAGTGAAGGTGAAAGAGCTGAGGATATTGCTAATTTTTATTACGGTTCAGTTGATTATACTTGGCTCGTTTATATGGCAAACAATATAATGGATCCTTACCATGAGTGGCCGTTGTCGGAAGCAGAATTTAAAGATTTCTTAATTGACAAATACGGTAATGTATCAGGTAGGATTGGTGATGATGTAGTCGATTGGACACAAGAAGATAACGATGAAAACATCATCTATTGGTATAGGGAGGTTTAATAAATGGCAGTTGATCTAGTCAAATTAACACCTGAAAGTTTTGAAACAATTTATCTTCGTAAGGAAGACCGAGTTATTATCAGAACAGAACAAGGTCGTAAAATTATTATTAAACGTATTATTCCTGAAGAATGGAAACCTTGGCGCATTTGGGATAACGAACGAGCAATAAACGAAAACAAACGTGAGATCTTTTTAATTGATAAAAAGTATTTACCACAAGTAACCGAAGAATTTGTAAAAAGTATAAAACTATAAATGGCATTTAATCCATCATCATATACGATTGTTTCATTTACGTTAAGAAACAAATACACAAACCTTGATGAAAATATCGCCGGGATGATTGATGGTATTGAAATCAATCAGTCGATGGGTATGACTTCATGGAGTGGTGTAGCCGCTGTCCTAGACACCGTTGGTTTCCTTGACAAGACACCATTACTTGGCGAAGAACAATTAATTTTAAAAATTGTATCCCACGACCTTGATACTGAATATGATTTGGCGTGTCAGGTTATTCGTATTGATAATTTAGTACCTACTGAAAGTATGAATGGTGTTCGGTATAATATTCATTTTATATCAGCAGTTACTTATTCGGCAGCCGTTGCGTCGGATGTTGAAGAAGGGTTTGCCAATAAATCAATAAACCAAATTGTTGAATATACGTTTAGAAATTATTTCGCAACACTTGGCACTGCTGTTAGAAATGAAGGAAGCAGAACATTCCCATATGGTACTGCTAAATTTCCATTAGTTAATTTTGCAACAAATGAAAGCCGAAAGTTTACAATACAACCTACAATTGGTTTAAACAATTTAGCTATCCCGCATTACACACCGTCGGAAACAATGTTGTTCCTTGCTCGACGTGCTTATGGTGAAGCAAATTCACAGACTTATCGTTTCTTTGAAAATTTAACTGATTACTTTTTTGTGACTGATGAATATTTAATTAAAGAATCAGTTGAAGCAGATGACGTAATACAAAAATTCTTTTATTCACCTAATGCAACATATGATCCTACTGAACCTGAAAAGCAACTTAATCGTATTGAATATATCACTATTAATTCAAGAGGTAGTGATATTGGTAAAGATATAAAATCAGGCGGATATGCAAGTACGGTTTGTGTAGTTGATATATTAAACCACAACTATACTGAATCAACATATAAGTATACCGAAGAAGCTGAGTTTGTTGATATGTCAGGAGTTCAGGCACGAAGAGGCCAAATTGATTTTCCACATTCTAGAGAATTTGCTGAAGAAACATTTAGAATTGACAACGGTCCACGGTTTCTTGCATTCCGTGATTTTACCGGACCTTATGCTACTTCACGTGAATTGGCATCTGACCAAAGACTTGATGATTTAGTTTCAAACCGAATAGCATACAGGCACCATTTATACAACACTAAAGTATCGGCATCATTAACAGGCCGAATGGATATTATGCCTGGTCAATTAATTGATCTTACAGTTCAAGGATTTGATGCTTTAGGTACTTCTAATAACCATCAACAGCTATCAGGTAGGTATCTTGTATTTACAACCAAGCATACATTGGAAAACGATAAAGTACGGACCAACTTTGAGCTTGTTAAATATGATTGGAGTAATGATTAATGTTCCCATACGGTGTTGGCATAAGAGAACCTTTATTCTTTATTGGTGTTATTGAGAATAGAGATGATCCACAAAAGCAAGGACGAGTTCAAGTAAGAGCATTTGGAGTACATGGTTTGAATGATAAAGTTCCGACTCAATCATTACCATGGGCAAGTTGCCTTGTAAATGACTTATTTAATCAAATTCCTGATGAAAACGATTTCGTTTTTGGTTTGTTTATTGATGGTAGAGATGCACAGCAACCAATTATTATCGGAACAGTTCCTACTCAATATAATGAAGAAATCAATCCTGAAACAAAAGGTTGGGGTGTAATAACAGAACAACCTGAATTGAACAGTAGAGCAAAACAACCAGAAAACTTAGGGCAACCGCATCATTCCAGATTAGAACGTGGTGAAGAGCTACAGAAAACACACCTTCATGGACAAAAAATGTCTCGTGTTACCAAAGTTACTGTTGCGGATGATCCTGACGGCGGACAAAGCTGGGATGAACCAGATCCCGGGTATCAGGCAGCATATCCATATAACCGTGTTATCCAATCAGCACGCCATGTAGTTGAACTTGATGATACGCCAGGTTCTGAAAGAATTACGATTACTAATACTCAAACTCAATCTTATGTTCAGATTGGGAGTGGTGGTAGTCTTACAACAAAGGCAACAGGAACAAGGTTTGATGTTACGGACGAAAATCAATATGTTCATATTGGCGGCAAATCTTTTGTAACAATTGACGGTGATGCAAGTGTATATGTTGACGGAAACAAAACTGAAGAAATTACAGGTGATCTTAAAACAATAGTACACGGAAATCACAGTCATTCAGTTGGCGGACAATCAAATTATAATGTCAGCGAGCAAATTCAAATGCGCGCCGGTGATATAAGAATGGAAGCAAATGCCGGTACATTATCAATACGCGCCGAAAAAGAAATGCAAATTGAAGCGGGCATTGGGATGTATCGCAAGGCACCATTTATGTGGGATCAAGCTGCATCTAATATGAATATTAAAGCAAACAATTTGAATATGACTGCCATCACTGATATGAATATTAAAGCTAACCAAGGTGTTTTAAATATATTTGGTGAATCTGATGTTAGTATACTATCAGGTACAAACCTTCAGGTAGAGTCAGGAGGTAACATTAGTGTTACCGCAAGTAGTACTGTTTATATTAATGATTATGTGAGTATGGCAGAAGGTGGAAACGCTACAGCAACAGAAGCAGTATTTGCCGAAGATGCTATTGGCGCAATTACACCAGAAATGCCTGAGCCACCACAGAAATCAACTTCCGTTAAAGCAACCGCGGCAAATAAATTTGGAATGCGTACACCCGCTTCAATTTTTCAATCAGATGATGGGGAACCAGCATAATGAAACTTAAGGAGAATAGTTGTGACAGCTTGTAAAGATCCAGATCCGTTTATTCCATCGGCTCTAAAAGCTTCAACCGTTTTAACGCCAGGTGGAACTTCACCATCAGTAGAATTGTTTGTTGATAGTAAAGGTAATTATACTAAACAAGCAATTAATAAAATGGCATTTGATATTGCTGGTTTTAATTCTACTAGTAAACCTATCAATGTTGTTGCAAAGGCTGTTGAAAAATACGGTGAACAATTATATACGCAACTTAACAATTTTAATAATACATTTATTAAAGAAGATTACATTGTTAAAGAATTGCCGAAATTTAAATACCTCGGCCCACGGTTAGAAAAAAGTCCAATAACTGATATTGAATTTGCATCTTTCCTTGAAAGTCAAGGCTATACACCATTTAGTTTTGGTGTTGCAACTGCAAATGATTATAAAAATCTTTTAGAACAACTTGACGGTTTCTTTTCTGGTGGTTTTTCATTAGCAATTGCTGGTGGGTTGTGTGGCACATTGCCAAACGTCTTTGGTGCTATTGATTCATTCTTTGATAAAATCGGTCAAGTAGGTTTCCTTCTCAATGATGCTTTATCATTTTTATCAAAACTTAAAAACATTGAAAATCCATCAGAGGCACTTTTTGAAAAGATTAAAGTAAAAGCATTAATTGAAGCTATTAAAAATAAACTTGTTGGTATGTTTGATTCTGTTGTAAAGCAAGTACAATCAGCAATTAAGAACTTTGATTTAGGTTCATTAATTCAAGGTATTACAGGACCTTCTTTAAAAGGTATCACAAGAGCATTTCTTAAAATCAGAGATAAAGCATTGGCTTTCTTTGAAAAAACTAATATTCAATCTATTAAAGACAAATTAACTGGTTTGTTTGATTATGCGGTTGGATTGTTTGCCAATCCTGGTATTGGTGAAATTCAATTTCTTATCTCACGTTTCTGTGGATTACTAACAGGTGTTGAAGATCAGGTTAATAAAGTTAAAGAACCACTTACAACATTTGCCGATGATCTTAAAGTAGCCGAAGAAGCATTAACAGTTCAAGGAAATGCTGCAACCGCTCAAGTAATTGCAGCTAATGGCACTCGAACACCACCTGAGGTCCTTGAAGAAAGAATAAATAATCAACAACAGTTACACACAGAAAGGGTAGAACAATCTATAGCAGACTCTACACGTGATGGGCAGGTTTGGCAACCACCCGAAGCTTCAGTACCGCCAGGTCAAACTGAAGTGTCGACTTTGCCTCCAGTAAACCCAAATATATATGATGGATCCGTAAGACCTGTACCAAGACCAAGAAGTTATGGCGATCGGCAAATTAGTTTTGATGAAGTAATGGAGGTTTTTCCAACGTTTGAAGATTTGATTGAAAATACAAATCGTTATATTTGGATTGATGCTAATTATAGTGCAAGAGCACTTTACGGTGATGCACTAATGAGAGCAAATAATGTAATGCCGCATTACGATACATTTTGGGTAGGGTGTGAACCATTAGAACGGTTAGCATTAATGAGAACACTTATTGAATGGAATGGTCCAAAAGTACAATTAGTAAGCGGATATAGGACACCGGAATATAACAGATTTTTAAGAGACGTGGTGGGTATTGAGAACGTAGCGATACATTCAAAGCACACGGCAGGGATTGCGTTTGATTTAGATTGGGAAACTTACCCGACTAGAAGGAACGAATTAATGGCGATTGCACAAGCAAACGGTTTTTGGGGATTAGGAGTATACGAAGCGCCTGGGAGTACATTCTTACATATAGACCACAGGGATCGAAAAGATGCAGCAACATGGTACAAATAAATGGTAGTTAATTTAATAACCGCAAAATCAAAAAAGATTTCGCTTTATCAGGATTTTAAAAAGAATCTTGAATTAAGTCCAATATCTTCAGATATTACATTAAACAAAGATGATGAATCAGTTAAAGAAGCAATACGGAATTTAATACTAACCGATCGCGGTGAAAGATTAATGCAACCAAACCTTGGTGGCAATATAAGAGCAATGCTTTTTGAAAATCTAACACCTGCAACCGTTAGGTTAATGGAAGAACAGGTTAGAACAACTATTGAATTATACGAACCACGGGCAGAACTCATTGATGTTACCGTTTCAGCAAACCTTGACTCAAATGAGGTTGCAATCACAATAGAATTTTACGTTACGAACGACGAGCAGCCAGTATCGCTAAGCGTGTTTCTAGAGAGGACAAGATAAAATGGCTAAATTAAATATTACGGAATTAGATTTTGAGAATTCAAAACAACAGCTCAAAAATTATTTAAAAGGTCAAACTCGATATAAAGATTATGACTTTGATGGGTCAAACCTATCGGTCTTAATGGATGTGCTTTCATATAACACGTATCAGAATAACTTCTATACCAATATGGCAATGAATGAAATGTTTATTGACAGTGCGGTATTGAGAAACTCAGTTATTTCACACGCCAAGGAATTGAATTATTTACCACGTTCAAGAACATCGGCACGTGCTATTGTAAACGTAACAATTAATGATGATACTGTAATCGGTCAAACTATTACAATTGAAGAGAATGCGGCATTTACAACATCTTATCTTGGTGTAAATTACGAATTCGTTTCTGATAAAGCATACGTTGCTCGCAAAACTGCACCAGGTGTTTTTGTTGCAGAAAATGTAGAAATATTTGAAGGTCAAATGCTAACAAGCTTTGAAAGAGAAGGTTACTTTGTTGATGTTGACGGAACACTAAGAGTTATCCTTTCAAACGAAAATGCTGATACAGAATCACTTTCAGTGTTTGTTGATGCCGAAGCAAGTGATGACGCGAACCAATATATTCGTAAAAACAATATCTTTGGTGTAGGACCGCTCGATAAAGTATTTTATGTTGAACCATATTACGATGGCCGATATACTATTTACTTTGGTAATAATAAGTTTGGTATGCAACCAACAGAAACACAAGATATCCGTGTTAAGTATAGAATTTGTTCAGGATCAGAACCTAACGGTGCAAGTTTGTTCTCAATTAATGTTACAAACACTGGTACAACAACAGTTACGACGGTAGCACCAGCAACAGGTGGTGCTGAACAAGAATCAATTGAAAGCATTCGTTACTTTGCTCCAAAATCAATTCAAATTCAAGAACGTGCTATTACAGCGTCGGATTATGAAATTTTGTTAAAGCAAAGATTTCCTGAAATCCAAGCAGTTGCAGCATATGGCGGTGATGAATTAAATCCTCCACAGTTTGGTAGAGTTGCAATATCAATTTATCTAGGACAAGGTGAAGATCAGCTATCATCAACCTTATCTAATACATATGTTGATTACTTAAAAGATAAAACACCACTTGCGGTTGAACCTGTATTCGTAGCAACAAATTACTTATACTCAAATGTAACTGTTAATGCTTATTACAATGCAAAGATTACTCGTAAGTCAGTAGGTGAACTTGAAACTATTATCCGTAATATTATCTCAAATCACGTTATAGTTAATCTTGATGACTTTAATAAAAGGTTGAGATTGTCCACGCTATCATCTGAAATTGATGCAGGTGACATTTCAATTTTGAGTAATAAAGTAACTGCTTGTCCATATATTGAATATTCACCGGCATTGAATGTTTCGGAAAACCCAGTGTTTAAGTTTGAGGCAGAAATAATTAAACCATATCCTTTCAAATTGGCAACAGGATTTACGGATTATAAACCATCTATTATTAGTGGAACCTTTTCATACGATAGTGTTAATGTTTATTTACAAGATGACGGTGCTGGTAAAATTCAAATGATTACATCTGATGTTAATAACCCGCAAGTTGTTATCCCAAACCTTGGTACAGTGAATTATACAACAGGTGAAATCAAATTAATTGGCTTTAAGACAGATGGTTATACAGGATCAGCAATTAAAATTATTGCGGAAACAAAACGAAATGATATTAAAGCACCTAAAGGTAGATTGTTTACAATCCGTGACACTGACGTAACAGTTAATATTATTGATGAGAGCTCAACCGCAACAACCGTGGCAGCAGGAACAACAACCTCGAGTTCAAGTTCATCTTCATCAAGTAGCGGGAGCAGCGGTTACTAATGTCTGAAATAGAAAAAAATATAGCATTTAGAATTAGGCAACAGTTTCCCGGCATTTATCGTGAAGATGGCGCGGAACTTATTCAATTAGTTGAAGATTATTACAGGTTCCTTGAAACTGAAACAAATAATGCGACGTATAATTCTCGTCGTATGTTTGAATACCGTGATATTACAACAACTATTCAGGAAATGCTGGTATTTTTTCAAAAGACATTCCTACAAGATCTGCCTCTTATGCCAAATGCCGAGGTACGGTTTATTGTAAAAAATATCCTTGATCTGTACCGAGCAAAAGGTACTGAAGGTGGCATTAAGTTATTCTTTAGAATATTTTATGCCGAGAATGCAAAGGTTGAATATCCCGCAAAGCATATGTTTAAAGTATCAGACTCTCAATGGAAGAATGGTACTTATCTACAAATGATCCCAAATAATGGTAGCTTTACAAGTGCCGAAGGATTAGTATATTCTTATTCTGATGTTATTAATAAAAACATTCGTGGTGCCGTATCAGGTGCTAAAGCGGTTGTTGATAAAATTAACTTTATTCTATTAAACAAAACAATCCTTCCTATTGTTTATATCAATAATCCAAAAGGACAGTTTCAAAAATACGATGACATTGTTGCTAAAATTAACGGTGAAGAAGTTTCATTCGGTCGTGTTAACGGGTCACTTTCCGATATTGAAATTGATGCACTTTATGGCGGGACAGAAGGAAATTTAGTAGGACAGTTATATAATGTAGAAAGCAATCTTGGTGTTGCTGGTAAAGTTATTGTTACTGAAGTTTCTGATATCGGAAAAGGTGAAATACAATATAACTTAACTGACGGCGGTTGGGGTTATACAATTGCAGGCACGAGCCTGTTAGTTTCAGATCAAGTTATTGTTTTACCAAACCCAGATTTAGATTTTATTGTAGGTGAAACACTTACCGATACTGCATCAAACGTTGGTACTGTTACAGGTCAAAATTCAACCGCGGTTGGTGTAAGAATGAACCCGGGTGACAGTTTTGATATATCAAGAGAAATCGGAACAAACGATAGAGCAATTAATTTTAATCTTCCTGGTGTTCTTACAGTTTCTGCTAAAAACTCAACATCTCCTGGACCAATCCTACCTGAAAATAACACACCTGCAACCGATGTTCAAGTTGGGTCATTGTCAAATATAGAAACAGCTAATCTGATTACTGATATTATTGGTGACTTTACGAATGTTTTAATTAATAGTACAAATTATAATACCGTACCACCTGCACTACAACCAATGTCAGGTACTGCCGATCCAGTAACATTAGCAACACCAATTAATCAGGCGTTTGCACTTCAAGCATTTGAAATGGGAACGATTAACGAATTTATCAACATTAACCCAGGTACAAATTATACCAATGATGCGTTTGCAATCATTCGAGATTACACAACAAATATCTTTGATAGGTTTGAACAGATTATTTCTTTTACTACATTTGGTTCAGGGTTTTCAGTCGGTGATACAATTACACAAGCAGTTTCAGGTGTGAGCGGAATTATTACTGGTATTAATTCTCAAAAGTCATATCTTAATGTGAGAGCATATTCGTATTACGGTTTTGATAGCACAAATGTTATTACTCATAAAGGTAACACCTATACGCCACTTGTAGTATACCGCGATTATGATTCAGAAAAAGCTGGTGAAAACGCCGACATGGAAACTGAAACATTTTTCACAAGAGGTAGAATTACCGGGGTTGATGTTTATAATTCAGGCCTTGGATATGTTGATAATGAGTCTGTCTTTATCACAGATGATGACGGCGTTATTCAAGCAAAAGGTACAGCATCAGCAAGAACTCAAGGTACAACATCAGGTTTCTGGGCTGAAAAGAATTCACACTTAAATGGTTATGAACAAAATCAAGCAGGTACTTTAAAATACTTTGACTCATCAATGCGTTTGCAAGATTCAGATTATTACCAAGAATATTCATATGAGATCCAATCTGTTGTATCAAGGGAAACATATGAAGAACCACTAAGAAACACTGTCCATCTTGCCGGGACAAAAATGTTTGATAAGTTTTCATGGCAAAAAGAATTTAGTGCAGTGGTAACACACCGCTTTGGGTTTAACATTACTGAAGATTATATACCAGGCGGTGATCCTGTTGTTGGCCCAGGTCAAATTGTTGGGGATCAAAGCATTCGAGTTGATACCGCGGTACTAACAGCAGACAATGGTGTAATAACAGTTGACATAGTTAACGGATAAATAGCATAAAGCTATAGGAGATAGAGATGGTCAAGCAAATTATCGGCGTCGGCGCAAGCGCCAATGACGGAACAGGTGATATTTTAAGGACCGCGTTCCAAAAAACTAATAGCAACTTTACTGAGTTATATGATGGACTGGATGATATTGTTGTCCCAACATCATTAACAGGGTTGGGTATTACTGACGGAACAAACGGCCAAGTATTAACAACAAACGGTGGTGCAAATTTCACGTTCCAAACATTGGGACTTTTGAGTTTAGGTATTACCGACGGAACAGCAAACCAAGTACTTTCCACGGATGGAAACGGAACATTTACATTCGTTAACCAAACAGGTGGTGGCGGTTCAACTTATACTGACTCTGATGCAATTGCCGCGGTCGTTGGTGCTGATTTGGATATGGGCGGGAACAAAGTATTATTTGGTAACGTCTATGATGCGGTAAATGATTTACCAAATGCAAGTTCATACCACGGTATGTTTGCTCACGTACACGGTACAGGCGCAGCATACTATGCTCATGCCGGTGCGTGGGTTGAACTCGCAAATGCTGAAGATCTTGGTGGTGGCGGTAGTTCACTACAAACAAGAACAACAAAAGCTGCAACGGCATCATCACTTGCAGATGAAGCAACAGCAAATTTAACTATAAGTGGATTTAAAGGCTATGCATTATACTCAATTGAAACATCTCACGCGGCATGGGTTAGATTATATATCGACACGACTGCGCGTTCATCAGATTCAACTAGAACTATCAATACCGATCCTGCACCAGATGCTGGGGTTATTGCCGAGGTAATTACAACCTCGGGACAGAAAGTAGATTTTGGCCCTGCAGTTATTGGTTATTGTTCAACAGGTACAGATATCTATGCCACGGTTACAAACAAATCAGGTGGTACTGAAAATGTCGCAGTTACATTAACTGTTCTTCAATTGGAGAGTTAAGAATATGAAAGAGTGGATTATCACGCTTCATAATAAAGAAGACCTTGAAGATTTCTATAATGATATGGAAACGCCAGGAGGTAAACTTTATATTCCTGGGCGCGCTGTTGAGTGTTCTGATAAAAGGCCAATTAGTCGGAACACGCATTATATGCTTGAAGATGATGAAGTTGATTTGATCCGACAAGATCCAAGAGTTTGGGATCTCGACTTAAAAGAATTGATTGACTTTACAACAAAACCAGCATATAAAATTACTAACGGTGATTTTGCCAAGGACTGGAATACTGATAGTGGTGACACTAACTGGGGTTTGCTACGGCACGTTGAAGAATTGAATAGAAGCAATTGGGGTGATCCTGGGACAAGCCTTATAGTTGATGATGTAGAAATTACTTCCTCAGGTAAAAATGTTGATGTTGTAATTGTAGACGGTCATATTGATCCTGCGCATCCAGAGTTTGCTCAGACAAATACCGTTTCAGATTATGTTGACACGTCTTTAGCAAATAATAGTTCAAATGGTGCAGTATTTGATAGACAAATAACAGCTCGTGGTTTAAAGATGGTTGTTGC